ATGCATAAATACTTGACCGCCGCCGAAGCGGCCAAAACTCTTGAGGCTTCCTTTGCTCCCCTCAGGTGCGTGGCGGAGCCGTGGGACTATGGTCACCGCATGAAACTCCGAGTGTTTGATCATAAGGATCAGCCCGTGGTGACCTTAGAGGAGATTCTCAAACAACAGTTTTCGACTGAAAGTAGGCTCACTGAAATAATCACATCAATCCGCGCGCGAATTGAGCAGAAAGGCTACCGACTGGAAGACTGGAAGCCACCAGCAAAATCACCATAACACCCTCCCCCGGCGTCCTGCCGACCGAACACAACCCCCTCTCACCTACAGCTCGTCACCCTGAGCTGGCCAGAATTACCCCGCCTCGATTACTGTATATCCAAACAGCACTGGTAAACCGCACCGTGATCATCGAAGACGACAGCTTCGCGCTGGGCATGCCCACGCCTGTTCAAATGTTGCGCCAGCATGCGCGCCTGGTCGAAGCCGAGTGCGAGCAGTTGCGGCATGAGCTAGACCGGGCCCGGGACAACATCGAGAAGCTGGTGGCCATCCACCAAGCGCAGGCCGCCGAGATCACCAAGCTGAACGCCAGGATCGAGCGCATGACCTGGGAGCTGTCCGATGCCCTGGTAGAAAACACCGAGCTGAAGAATCGACATATTGGGGGCTGCCCTGCCACCTGGGGAGCAATGCCGCCGAAGGGTTAACGCTCAGTGCAGCGTGCGCGCAGGTCCGCCAAGCGACCGCAGCTGATACTCAGTGACAGCCTGATAGAGTGATTCGGCCTCCAGGCGCAGGCGTTCGATTTCTGCCGCTGGCTCACCGGCGTCCTGGGCAGCTTGGTAGCGGCGCTGCGCATCGATGGCCTGCTGAATCAGCGGCTCGCCAGCCTCGACAACACCTGCTAGGGTTTTTTTCACATTAATGCTCCGTTATCTGGCCAGAGCAATATAGGCCAAGGTTGTTGGGTTCTGGGCTTAAACCAGCCGCATCAGTGAATGGTCAATACCTGATTGCTCGTAAACCCTACCTGCTCAAAACGGTGTTACTGATCAAGAACCTCAAACCTATTAGCAGGAGTTCAAAATGGAATGCTTTCGAATCGACGAAAGCGGTTACACCGGATTCGACTTGCTGAATCCAGATCAGCCGTTCCAAGGTGCGTCAGCAATTGCCATTAGCGATGAAGATGCCAAGCGCTTGATCCATAAGCATTTTCCCAAGTTACAGGCAGACGAGCTCAAGTACCGAGCTCTGGCGCAACGGCCGGCCAATCACCCGCGCCTGCTGGCTCTGCAGCAAGACCTTCTGACCAACTACAAGTGTGTAACCTACGTGTGCGATAAGCGTTACCTCCTGCTGCTCATGTTCCTAGACTATGCGGTCGAACCGTTTTATCACGCACACGGAATTAATTTTTATGCGGATGGGCAGAATTACTCCCTCGCTTCACTGCTGCATGTAGCTGGTCCGAAGTTGCTCGGAAAAGGCGCTCTCCATCGGTTACTTGGCTGTTTCCAGCGCGCAATGAAAGAGAAGAGCCAGGTAGCGCTTGAAGATCTGATTGTGGCCGCTCGCGCCACGCGTTGGAGGGAGCTTCCAGAAGCGTTGGGGCCCTTGGCGCAGTTTGCGGCACCAGAATGCCTGCAGGCAATCGCAACGCCAGGCGTCAGCACCGATGCCGCTTTCATAGTCCTGCAGTCCTTGATCAGCCGGATGGAAGTAATGGCTGGAGGCCCTTATCGAGTCGAGCACGACCAGTCCAAAAAATTACTCACATATCACAACTTACTGCAGCGCTTTATCGGTCACCAAGAGGAGATCACCTTTAAACAGTCTGAGATCGCGAGCATCACGTTTCCGCTCAAACTCCAGTCTGTGGCACAAGTAGACTCCAAGACCAGCCCCGCAGTGCAATTGGCAGACGTAATGATTGGGGCGGCAATTGAGGCAGCGAACACGCTCATGGGGCAGCGCAAGGGAAGACTGGATGCCCAGCAGGTCCTAGCGCAGTATGCTGATGATCAGCTGATCCACATGTTACCTTCGGTTAATTTCCAGGCGCAGAAGCGTTTCCGCCAGGGAACCCAGGCAGAGGAAGTGATCAACTACTTTGCTGCTAACTTTCAAAAGCCATGACCACTAACCAATTGACACCTGTTCTTCATTCACGGCGTGGAAGCCGATAAGAAGCTTCAGGCAACTGCAGCACGTAGGCTTGGCACGCTCGCAAGGCAATCAATCCTTGGTCGCCGGCATCGGTGATGGCGACAATTCGTTGAGCAGCTGCTGGGTCAAGTTCGGCTCGCGTGGCTCCATGAACCACGCCGCCGGGGCCGGTGGTGGCTGACACCCCACAGCCACTACCCTGGGATGGGGTGGCAAGTAGGACTGACAGCCGGAGATCAGAAGTAGCGAGGCGATCGCGCAAGCGCGCTTGGGTTGCTTGAGCATTGGTCAGCTCCTGGTGGTGGATTTTATCGTTGGCCTGTAGCCGATCTTCAAGGGCGCGGCGCCGGGCCTGCTCAGCGCCCTGCCAGTTGATCACCGCCACAGCGGCGGCCTCTCGTTCAGCCTGGAATTCATTTGCCTGCTTCGCGCTCTTCGCCTGCCACTCGGCATCCATGGTCGAGCGGCCGTGCTCGTAGGTACCCCGGAACGCCCAGGCCACCAGCGCCAGCGACACTGCCGCGCCGATCGTGCGCCAGCTAATCACGCCAGCACCTTCAGCGCGCGGTCATACAGGGCCTTTCGTTCAGCGGCGCCGTGAGGCACCCGGCCAGGCTTGCCGGTGTTGATCACGCTGCCGATATCCTGGAAGCGGCCGGCGTCGGCCAGCTCATTCAGGCCGTGGGTCGACCACCACCAGGTAGCGGACATGGCGGCATGTTCGGGCTGCTCGAGCAGCTCGGGGTTGTCCTCCAGCGGCAGGGCCAGGCCGGCGCCGGCGGCGGCATAGTTCGATCGCCCGGTGAGCTGGATCAGGCCACGCCCACGGTACCGCCAGCCGTCCCCCGGGCGAGTGTTGCCCATGCGCCCGCTGTAAACGATGTTGGCGATCTTCTCCGGCTGCCGCGCGCAGGCCGTCGCTGAAGTCGCGGTAAAGCGGCTGGGCCAGGTGCGCACCAGCGCCTCGGCGCTGTAGTTCAGGTTCTCCACCAGGTTGCGCAGCTGGCCCGACTCATGCCCGACCTGAGCCAGGAACGCCGCCACGCGGACTGGGCTGTCGATCTTGTAGCGCGCCATGGCCCGGTTCAGCGCAGGCAAAAAAATGCCCGCGACTGGGCGGGCGTTCGGGAGAATTTGCAGCAACTGCTGCTCAGTCAAAGGGGGCATGCGTTTCTCCTAATTGAACCAGCGGCCGATGGCGTGGCAGTGCACGGTGGCCACGGACGTACTGATGAAGCTGTTGGTGCCGCCGGCGGTGCGCCACAGGCGCGGCACACACTGGACGGTGTTGATGGAGGCCGCCATTGCAGAGCCGAACTCGGCGAACGTCACCGGCGCCGAATCGGCCGACAGCCCCTGAATCGCCGTGACGGTTACCTTCGGCGCCGCCGAAAAGGCCGCAGGAAAGGACCAGAGCTTAAGTAGGGTCAGGGCCACACTGAACTCGAGCACAACCGCCGCCGTGCAGATGAGGGTGCCGTTGGCAAACTTCACGTACTCGCCGTTCGCGTTGGTGCCTGACTCGATGATCGCGCCGGTGGGTACACCCGAGGCCTGCGAGACGGTGCCGACGATATCCGCCACCGCCGCTGTCTTCAGGCCGAGGCCATTCCGAGCAGCTGCCTGCGTCGTTCCGCCCGTCCCGCCTTTGGCCACCGGCACCACGTTCTCTGTCGACACGGCGCCCAGCGAGGAAAGCGCCACGCCCCACTGGTCGATGATCTGGTGCATCCGATCAGCTGCAGCCTTGGGCCACCCTTGAATCGGCACCAGGGCATAGGCGCCTGCGGTAACCGTCGAACCCAGATACGCGGGCTCGATGCTCAGCGACGTTGGGCTGATGATGTTCGTGACCTCGTACTGCCGGCCGTCCGGCCCGACCCAGGCGTCACCGACCCGGCCATTCAAGGTGAACGCCGTGCCGGTACCGGTGACCGTCTTCTGGCCAGCCGTTACGGCCACTGTTCCTGCTCTGCTCCAGGGCATGCTTTTCTCCAGGCAAAAATAAACCCGCTCGATGGCGGGTGCGCTGACGTTCTGACCGTTACTGCGGGAGCGGGTAGCGCTCCTTGATGGCGGCGACCGCGGCGATCCAGGCGCTGTAATCGGGCTCAGTGCCGGCAGCCAGCGCGTCATATTCAGCCTCGAACTTCAGGCGATCGCTCTCGGCGGTATAGGCCGCACGCCGGGACGCCAGCGCCGCGTCGCGCTCTGCCTGGCGGGCCTCATTGGCTTTCTGCTCTGCGGTTTTGACCTTGCTGAAGTCGATCATGCGTCGGTCTCCTCTGTTGCTTCCGCTACGGTTGGCTTGGGGTCTTGGTCGGTCGGCAGCGCAATCGGGCCGTCCGGGGCGCCAACAATGTCCGCGGGAAAGCGCGATCGCTCCCCGGCTTCGGCGCCGTGCGGCATGGTGATCGGAATGACCAGCACGCCGTTGATGCGCTCCACCGGCTGGTTGATCCATGGGCAGCCAATGGCCTCGGACGGGAGCGTGGCGCCATCTGGCAGAGGGCCAAAGTCATACGGCAAGCCATTGATGGTCAGCACGTCACCCAGCTTGTGAATGGCCAGGGTGGCGTCGGAGCGGATCGGGGTCAGTTTCAGTCTCATGCGTACCACCTGCCTTGGGCTGTCATTACAAAGTCTGCTGTGATGGTCCTGGAAGTCATGGACATGACCAGGCCCTGATAGGTTGTCGCGGTCACCGCATTGGGCTGGGTGGAAACCGTCTGCGCCCGCGCGCTGAATGTGAACTGAGGCGGTGCGATGAAGGCCGCCGGAAAGCCGAACGTCGGCGTGGCCCCGATGAACAGCCCGTCCTGGGCGAAGGTGACCGCCTGGGAGAAGTTCAGCGTTGCCGAACAGATCATCGTGCCGTCGGCAAATTTCGTGTAACGGCCCGATGCGTTGGAACCACGCTCGATGATCGCGCCCGTCGATACCCCGCCCGATTGGGAAACCGTGCCCACGGCATTTGCCGTGGCCGCCGTTCCCAGCCCCAACCCGGCGCGGCCCGCTGCAGCCGTGTTACCGCCGGTGCCGCCCTGGGCAACGCTGAGTGCGGTGGTGAGGCCCAGGAGCGCCGTGATGTCGGCGTTCTGGCCCCGGGTCGCGGCAGCAATGTTTACCCTTAGCGTCGCCGCATCAGCAGCACCACCAAACAGAACCAGCGTTGCGCCGTACTGCTCGACGACCTGGCGCAGCCGATCAGCTGATTCCTTCACGTACCCCTGCATCGGCGCAAGTCCATACGTGCCGGCCGCGACAGTCGCCCCCAGGTAAGCCGGCAGAATGGTGAGCACCGTGCCGCTGGCGATGTTGGTCACCTCGTACCAGCGGCCGTCAGGCCCCTGGAAAGCATCACCCACCCGGGCGTTTGCCGAGAAGGCGGTGCCGGTACCGGTCACCGTGTTCTGGCCGGCCGTGATGGCGACCGTGCCTGTTCTGTACCATGGCATGTAATCGCTCCTAGTTGTAATACTTGGAAATTGGAAACTTACAGACAGGAATTGAAAAGCTTGTGCCGTCAGTACCATATGGGTAGCTGTAACCGCCACCCGTTTGCTTGTCGCAAAAGATAATTAGCGCTGGCGCATTGAAGTCCCAAATGGTTACCCCCGCATAGCGAGCACCACCAGCAAACCATTCAATCCCTCGATCAAAACTGGTGACAGAAATATAGTCATCAGCGTCAATCGTTAAACCACTGTAATATTCATCTACGTAAACGCCCTGCGATTTCGTCCAATTTTTAGTGAACTTGTTAAACCTGACGACGCGATCACCGGAGGAAAATACAATTCTACCGTTGGCGTCCCATATGTTTCGCCCATACATTTCAGTACTGGGTGCATCTGCATACTTACAGGTCACATACTCCACTAGGTAATTCTGCAGTTGATTTCCGCCCTTTACCGCCGAAGTGATCAAGAACCCTGTCCAGCTGCCTGGTGACCCTAGCATCGTGACGTAGAGACCCAGACCGCTGTGCAACCCTGAGACGTGCCGGAGAAAAACCTGCGGTGGCTCCAACGTCAGGATTGGCTTCGCGAATGTAACAAGCCCGTTTCCTGGACGGTCCGTGTACCGAGAGGTGATATTGAAGGTCCCTCTTTCGGAAAAGACCATGACCTTATAGGTACTTGTGATAGTGACAGAGCCAAAGTCATTGGATGCGTAAAAACCATATTCGATCATTACATCACCTTCACGACTTCAACAACGCTTTCAACGACCGCTGAAATCCATTCGTCACGGTAGTTGCCCCCAACGCCCGTTGCGAAGCGCCTGTTGGTGTACGTGTATATCGCGATCTTAGTGCCACCCAGATCACGATATACAGGAACACACCCCCACCCATCGAAGTATCCAGGCTGTTCGTACTGAGCATAGACACGCGGCACAATCGTTACGAAGCAAGTTGCAGGATCGTACCCTGGAACATCAAGTTCGATGTAGTCAGACCGCAAGCCTTGGTCGGTAGAGTTAGAGGCCGGAATAATTACTTGTGCCAACTTGGACAATGTGAAATCGGACATGCCCAATGTTTCCACCTCGTTGGCATCCCTCACGCTCATTCCATAAATAGACATAATCCCTCACAAAACCAATCGACCGGTTGCCGTTCTCAATTTGCCGTTGGCGTCATAGACGTAATGGCCTGCGTTGTTCAGTAGCGTCGAGCCGTCGGCGTCCTGGCCTCGAAGAATGAACGTTCCTGCTGGAACATTGATTTCCAGAAGCGGCAGTCCCTGCGAGTTCACTGCTGCGGAGCGCAACGTCATGCCCAGGATTATTTCCTTGATGAAGGCCTGGCTGATAAACGCCTGGTTGATGAACACCTGACCGTTCTGCACCACGAACGGCACTGAGAGCTGGCCAGAAACCTCATCGACCACGGCAAAGCGCTGAGCGAACGCCAGGATCTCCGAGGTTTCCCCGTTACTGCCCAGCGCCAGCCCGGCCATAACGGTTCTGCCGCCAGATGTGGTTTGCGCCTTGATGGTCACCTGGGCGCTCACTTTCCCATCCAGGTTCACCACGGCCTGGCTGACCTGCTGAACCGAAGCGCTGGTCTCGCCGATCGAAGCCTCGAGCGTCTCGGACTTGCGGGCCAGGGCCTGATCGGCATCCGCCAGGATGCGAACATCGCTTGCGAACTTGGCCTGCGACTTCTGGGCGTCCAATGCGCTCAACAAGTCGCCCTCCCCCGTATCATCCCGGCCGGCGGTGTAAACCGCCTCGACAGAGGTTCGTATCGAAGCCACGGCCTGGTCGGTTGTCACCTGCGCCTCGGACACCTCCTGAATGTCCGCCGCGTTGTCGTCGACCTCCGCCTTCAGTTGATCCAGGCGCGTGGCCGTGGCCTCGTTCTGGGTGGCCACCGCCTTTTCGAGGGTGGAAAGCCCGGCGGCGTTCTGCCCGACCTTGGCGTCAATCGCGATGAAGCGTTCGGCGGATGCCTGTTGCTCAGTTGCAAACACCTTGCGCTGCTCACTGATACCGGCCTGGGCGTCCCAGGCTGCGTTGGCGTCGGACATGCCGCCATCGTCGTCAACGTCAGCGCGCCAAGCTGCCTGCAGCGATTGCAGGCTTGTTGCCTGGGCGGTGACCACGCCGTCCAGCTCGGACAGGCCGGCAGTGTTCTCTTGCACCTGGGCAGCAAGGCCATTGGCGCTCTGCACCACCTGCCCGATATCCAGCCAGTACAGCGGGTTCGGTGGCGCATTCGCTCCAGAGGGATCTGCCGGGACCGGTTGCTTGGCCTGGTACAGGCGCTGGCCCAGGCGAACAGCGTCATCCTGCAGGTAAGGTTTCGCCGGGTCATACTCCAGAGCGTCAACCAGGTTGCCGATCTGCTCCTGCAGCTGCTCGTTGAGCTCGCCCAGGCGCTCATTCACAGAGCCTGGGCCATCGCCGGAAATCTTCTCGATCTCCTCACGCACTACTGGGTACAGCGCGCCGTTGCCGATCTTGTCCTTGAAGTACTCTTCGTACTCGCTCTGGTCAGAGCTGGACTGGCCGTTGACGCCAACGCCAGCCGGAAACCACGGGCCGATATTGCCGGTGCGGTCGATCAGGCGCGCCCAGAAAAAGAACGAGACGCCGCCGGCCAGGCCATGCATTTCGTGCTCGGCCTGCGGATAGGCGAAGTCGCCCAGCTTGATCGCGTCGTCGCGCGAGGTGGTCTTGCTGTACCAGATCTCCGTCCGCTGGGTGTCCTCGGCGCCAGCAGGGAAGCCCCAGGCTAGCTTGATGCCGTAGACCAGCGGAGTGGTGTTCAGGAACGACACCGCCGGCGGCAGGCCGGCCTTGCCGGTCAGCTGCGTGAGGCTGGAGCTCTTCCAGATCGACGAGATATCGAAGGCGCTCACCGCCCGCACCCGGGCCAGGTAGGCGCCGGCGTAGATGCCCGTTACGTCGACCGAGGTCGTACCGGTGCGCTGCAGCTTGATCCAGTTGCCGTTGTCCTTGCGCCACTCCACGTCATAGGCCACGGCACCTTCTACTGCCGGCCAGGCGATGGTCATGGTGCTGACTGCAATTCCCTGGTCCACGGCGTAGTTCGAGGTCAGGGTCACACTCGCCGGCGGCGGAACGACGGTGATTGGGATCACGCTGATCGGCCGCTCTTCCAGGCGGGCGCCGGTGTCGATGTGCGCGAACTTGCTTGGGTCGTACTGCACCGCGCTGATCTCGAACACGCCAGCCTCTGGGCGGGTCACGCTGGTCACACGGTACAGCGGTACCGCCAGGTCGTCGGCGTCGAGCGCCCATACCAGCTCGGGCTCAGGCGCCACCGAGTAGGCGGTGGTGACGGTTACCGCCCGGCCACTCACCGATTGAACGGTGCGAGCCTGGCAGGTGCCATCTGGTAGGTTGAGGATCAAGCGGTCACCTGCCTTGGCCTTGGTGTCACGGTCCAAGCCAATCGTGCGGCCGGACACCGCCGAGATGCGCCCGCCAATCGCACGACCCGCCAGCAGCTCGTCCGCGACCGGGATCACATAGCCTGGCAGAGGGATGCGCCCATCGAGTCCGACCTTGAAGGTGATGCCACGATCCCGCGAGTTCGTCAGCAGCGCCCACTTACCGCGGCGCTGGGCCTCCGATTCGCGAGTGCAGCCGATCGCGCTGATCTCCAGCACATTGTCGCCATAGCGGCGCTGCAGCTTCTGGTCGGTTACCGAAGTGACATCGGTGTCATAGCTGTTCGCCGGGTTGTCGTAGCTGATCAGGGCGCGGCTGTAGCGCGTGCGCTCCGAGGCGCTCGAGTAGGTGAACTTGCCGTCGATGACGTTCGCCCGGGTGTAGGCGAAGTCGAAGTCGGTGTCGCGCGGCATGTCGGCCAGGCTGTATACCTGCCCCTGCGCCCAGTAGGTCATGCCCCGATAGATCGCCGATATGTCGCGCAGCAGGCTCCAGGCGTCGGCCTTGCTCTGCAGGTTCAAGTTGCAGATGAAGCGCGGCTCCTGGCCGCCCTTCCCGTTCGGCACCGACTGATCGCAGTACTGGGCGATCCGGTAGAGCTCCCACTTGTCGACCTGCCAGGGCTTGATGCGCCGGCCCAGGCCAAAGCGGTCGTTCACGGTGATGCCGTAGGTGTGCCAGGCAGGGTTGTCGGTCCAGGCCTCTTTGAAGGTACCGTCCCAGACCCCGGTGTAAACCCTGGTGCGCGGGTCGTAGTTGCTGGGCACCTGAAATTTGCGGGCGTCACAGTCCACGGTGACCGCGGGAATGTTGCGGAACTGCTCGGCAGAGAACTCGATGTACAGCAGCGCGGTATTCGGGTAGCGGACCTTGGCGTCGATCACCTCAGTGCGCCCGACGATCTGCATCGTGTCGGCGATCTTGTTGTTGTTCTGGTTGGGCGTCAGCCGGCGGACGCGCAGCAGCCAGCCACTGGTGGCCTTTGGCAAGTCGATGCGACGGGTGCGCTCGTAGGTGCTGGTGGTCTTGCCGTCGACAGCCTCCAGGAGCACCTGCTGATAGGCCCCGCCGTCGGTGGCCAGGTCCACGGCATACTCGATCCGGTAGCCGTTGACGTTGCCGCCTTCGTCAACCGACTGAAGCATTGGCCAGGCAAAGCGCAGGCGGATCGCAGACAGCTCCAACCTGTCGATAGCGCGGATGTAGGCGTTATCGCTACGCAGTTCGACACTTTCGCTGATCTCGTTCTCGATGGACGGGATGCCTGGGATATGGCCCTGCTCCACCGATCCGGTACGCCACTCCCACTTCACGTTCGGAAAGTTCAGGTTGCCGGCCGGGTCGGCCAGCGGCGTGCTATCCAGGTAGATGTCGCGGGCGGTTGGTGTGCCCTCGAACTCGCCCTCGCCCACGGCGATCAACATTTTTGCCACGGCGACCGAACGCAGGCTGTCCGGCGCCTCAGTCGGCTGTTTCGGCTTATCCGATCCGCCCTTGGCGCCGACGATATCCAGTTTCTGTGCTGCGCCCATACTTTCCTCCAGGCGTAAAAAAACCACCTTCTGGCGGTCGGTGTTCTGTCTGCTGGTTACATCTGGTCTTCGGCATAGATCGCGGCGCTGATGATCGCGCCGCCCCATCGCCGGCGCCCCAGGCAGAGCGGTACGGGGTTGCCGCTGGCCGTGGTGTTCTTGGCGCTGCCGAAGGCGTAGCCCGGAGTGTTCTCAGGGGCAGCGCTGGTCTTCAGGCCTTTGGCTTGCGGGCTGAGCATCTGGATGACGCCGCCGATCATCAAAGCCGCGCCTGCCTGGTAGAGGAACGGCGAAGCAGCGGCAAATGGCGTGAAGGAAACGACATACGCTGCGGCGACCAAGACAGCCCCGATAATGGTCTGCAGACTGCCTCCGCGCTTACTACCAACCACCACAGGTGCAATTCGAATTTCGCCAGTTCCGCTGAAGCCCAACTCCTTTTCCTGGAGATTCTTCGACCCTCTGAAAATGGCGAATTCAAGCCCTCGCGACTTCGCATTGGAAATGAGTTTCTCGAACCCTGGGATCTGCACGCAGAGCGCCTTGACCGCCTCGGCCGGAGTCTTCACGGAAAGCCGAAACTCTCGACCGAACTTCCTGAGCACACCGTACAACCTGACAATGGTCATCGGCTCGTAGCAAATAGCAGACATTCATTTTCTCCAGACATAAAAAAACCGCCCTGAGGCGGCTTCGAACTTCGACTTCTCTACAAGCAGGTCCGTGCTACATCTACCCACTTACTCCAGGTGCTGTTGCGAACGTAGACTCGCACTGTGGCGCCACCTGCTGCCTCATCAACAACAGCCATGGCTGGAGTTCCAACCATGTCAATGTTGAGCTTGATGCTGTACCCACTCTCGGTCTCGGTTGCCGCTACATTCGAATTGAGATCCTGCCATTTCGGAGTGAGACACCGTGAATAGTCCCGCGGGGACTTTGCAGTTTTGGTTTCGAGGCTAGGGCCGCTCTCCTTCAAGTCGCTCGGCGACACACACCCCGCCAGCACCGCCACGGCCACCGCCCCAATCAGAATTCGCATGTGATCCCTCCTTGTTGATGGCAGGAATCTAACACCATCTGCGGGGAGCACCAAAACACCTCGTAGGCGGGGCTCGTTGGTTGGAACAGGTCTAGTCTGGCTGCTGCATCTTGATGTGCCGAGCCAGCAACCAATCAGCCAATCGGAGACCACATCATCTGCCTGCTCTGGATTGAATCCACCTTCCAAGTCATTTGTTGGTCAACCAATCCATCACAAAGCGAACCATTTCGCCCAGTCAAAGCGGGCTGACCAGCGCATATGCATCACTTAAGCAGTGCTCGACCTGCGGCTGATCCGCTGATGTATTCATGGATAAATTCACAGCTCTACCTGTCGCATCAACAATGTCATAATGATGGCTTGCTAGGTATATAAAATCAGCTATCACCGGATCGTTAAATGGACATTACCTCTATACCGCCAACAGTATTCGTGGCTTTTGGCGTTATCACCGCAGCACTTCTGGCAGGCTTCTTCTCAGTCATGAACATGGTTAGTGCCAAGGAGAATAAAGTTTCAGAATTTCGGCTTGCTTGGGTAGACGGACTTAGAGATGAGATTGCTGAATACACCTCGGCAGCACAAGAGCTAGTACGAGCCAGCGCGAGTTTCGAGCCAGATAGCTTTCATACTCCGGAAGAAAAACATAAGTTAATGGTTGAATGGTATAAGGAAACACGAACAGCATTCTCGAGGGCCGTCGAAAGCCTAACTAAAATCCAGCTACGACTGAACCATCAGCATGTACTCAACAACCCTAAAAGCCCTGAAGCACAGCTTATGGCCGCTGTTCAAACTGCAAGAGAATCAGCGGTCAATGAAAATCTCGACAATGTATTAGATTCCTGCGCCGACATTAGAAAAGCTGCTGGGCCTATACTAAAAAATACATGGGACCTCGTTAAACATGGAGAAGCTGGCTACCGGCGCATTAGAGCATACTCAATGGTAACTATAGCGGTAGGCTTCTATGCTTTAGTCACTGCGTGCGCAGTCATTGGAATAAAAACATTTTCAACCGACCAATCAGAAAAACAAGAAACACAAGCACATCAGGTATCGAAACCAATTCAAAATTATTCTCCAAGTCCACTTCGAATCCAAAGCAAACCCACTGACTGAATACAACCTACACGATTCGCCCATAACGAAAAAATTGGGTTTCAGCATACCAATGCAAAAAGCCCAGCGCGGGGCTGGGCTCCATTCTCCCTCAGACCGCCGCTGTCCAGACAGCAAGCTCATAGCCATCTGAGTCGATGAAGTGGAATCGCTTCCCACCAGGGAAAGAAAAAACCTCCCGGCTGATCTCGCCGCCAGCAGCCACAACCCTTCTCTCGGCACCAGCAAGGTCGTCTGAGTACAAAATGACCAATGGGCCGCCTGGTCTGACTGGCTCGCCAGTGGTGAATCCACCGGTTAACCGACCGTCACTGAACTCAGTGTATGTTGGGCCATAGTCAACGAAGCTCCAACCGAACACCGCGCCATAGAAGTCCTTGCTGCGCTTGATGTCGCTGACGTTGAACTCAATGTTGTCGATCTGGCGATCCTTCCCTCTGTTGCTCATTGGCACCTCCATGTTGGAGGCTGGAATTTAACACAGCCAATCAGAAGGTTTGCACCAGATGCAAAAAGCCCAGCGCGGGGCTGGGCTCGTGCTTTTGCTTCTACTGGATGCGCTTTAGAGCGAGCGCATCTCGGTCAACGCCTTGGCGATGCAGTACGGAATCACCGCACAGGCCAGCCCCATAGCTGCCGCTGCAGCCTCTTGGGGGGCGCCGCTCGCGAGAAACATCCCTCCGAATCCAACAACAGCACCGATCAAAGACATGATGATGGTGACGATCCACATAAACTTTGCCACTTGCATTCCCTTCCTTCGGTGACTGTTTGGCCATGCCTCGATGATCCAAGACCATTGGAGCTCCGCGGAATCTACTGCCGCCACCACCAAGGTGTCAATTTGCCATCGATCTCCCTGGCCGTGCATCCAGTGTGGATAAATTCTCAGTACTCCATCTCTGCGGCGCCGTAGTAGCGTTGTTCCCTCTCATCATCAAGGACTGATTCATGACCATTCGCAGTTTGGCGAAGAACCTCCCTCCAGACCCAGATAATGAAGGCTCGGTCCTAGGCTGGGGGCTCGTTGATAAAACGAACTGGGACTTTGTAGATATCTACCCGAGCCGGGAAGTGGCAGAAGCTGAAGCAACTGCCCGAGGAGGGAATTACACCGTCGATTACGGCTCGCACGAGCTGGGCACCGATAATTACGTCGGAGGTCTCACGCCGCCGGTGTGACGCTATCAAATCTGATGCGGCCAGGCCCAGAAATCATTCGCGCAGTTAGGCCTTTCTTGCCTGTGTAACTGCGGCGGTGACCATTGCCGCCTGGGCCTGTTTTTCCAGTGAATCTCATACGCTCGACTTCCGTCTGTCCATCCATGATGGCAACGAACGATTCTCCGCCACTCACGGCGCCTTCGCGGATCGTAAACAGGTCCCAGATCGTCAGCATATAGAGCTGCTGCATACCCCTCTCCTGCGGCCTGGCCGCTTCACTTCGCGTCTCGATGACGCAACACAAGGCGTGTACGGGCAAGCCAAGGCCCGCCGAACACGATGATTTCTGATGGCCTGCCGTACAGGTGGTGCAGCAGGAATGGGCCCTGCCCGAACACCTGGACCTGCTCGCCGTGCAGCTGCGGATCTGCGCCCAGGTAGATACCGGCATGGTTCGGGTGCGCCGTGCGCCCCACCTCCATGACAACCATGTCGCCGCGCTGCGGCCGGTCGACCTGGTAGAAGCCTGCCGCCTCATAGGCCTGCTCGTACAGGCTTGGCCCGGCGGCCTGCTCCCACCAACCGTCTTCTCGGGCGTAGACCGGGAACTCCAGTCCCCACTCACGCTGATACCAGTCCGCGCAGGCCTGCCAGCAGTCCCAGGCGCCGTGCACAAATGGCCGGCCCAGCAGCGGCGTGGTGCCGCTTGGGGTGATGGTGCGTAGATCGCCTTCAGGCCAGGACAGGATGTGCCAGGGCAACGCTGTGGCCTCGCACATGGCCAAGTCACGCGGCGATGGCCGACTGGTGGCGTCGGGGTGCGAGTGCACAATGCCGATCACCTGCCCCTGGTCTTCCGCTGCCGCGTATTCCTCAGGTGCGATCCGGAACTCTTCGCCCGGGTCGCTTGCCGTGTTGGTGCACGGCACGTAGATCTGCTTTCGGCCTACGGCCAGGATCAACCCGCAACACTCGCGCGGGTACTCAGCCGCGGCGTGCGCTCGCACGGCGGCCAGGATGTGTTTGCGAATGGTCAGCTCCGTGCAATGAGGGATACGGCCGGGAAGCCGCCGAAGGAAAGCTCGTTGGTTTCGCCGAAGCGCAACTTGCAGGAGCTGAGGCAGCCCTTGCACTGGTCCTTCGAAGGGTCGTCCGTGAGGTTGTCCTCGTCGTCGAACATTGCGGCGCCGGTGTAGTTGCAGTCAGGGCCCCTATAGCCATTGGTCATGGCCCAGTGGCAGAAGGTGGTCATCTGCCGGCCCGGCAGACCAAAGCCGTCGATTTCGCCCGGTGAAGAAAGCTCCCACACGACCATCTCGCCGTCTTCGCCGGTCTTCTGGTCGATGTACCAGATCTCGAGCGCTTCCTGGGTCGGGTCCGCTTCGGGATTACCGCCCGGGAAGTTCTCAGCATCCAGGTACTGGGCCAGGGTCTCGCGCACGGTCAGCTGGAACTTCAGCAGGTCGTCGAACGCCAGGCACAGCGCAGTGATACGGCCGTTGACGTTACCAGCGGACAATGTCGGCCGGGTTGCAGAGCCGTTGCTGTCCGCCCCAATACCTTCGATCTGCACTGGCCAGGCCGCATACTCGTTGCCCTGCCAGAAGATCGACTTGGCCGGCAGCTGATCTGCATCAGCCACGGCTGCAGCCAGCTCTTCCGGCGAGTGTGGAATGGCATGGCCGTGAAATCGAAGTACATCGGCGCCGTATTCGGAGCCGTCGATCTCGAAAAGGATGACCTCATCGCCAGGCTCCAGCCTTTGGATGTCTCTGATCAGGGGCATGGGATGGCCTTATGGGTGGAATGTCTGCGTGAACGTTGCAGTCAGGGCGTAGATCCGCCCGCCGCGGTTAATCGGTTGATAGCCGGCGCACTTGTACAGGCCAAGCTCTCCAAGCGGAGGCGTCCACAAGAAGGCTTTGGTGCCCTTGTGGCGATCGAGGAAGGCCTGAACGGCCCTCACACGCTCCTTGGTGCCGGTGTACGTGATCGGCCAGGACTGCGAGCGGTTGTTCAGGCTTTCGCCGACCGATTGCTCGTAGCCATCGCCGAACTTCTTTGTGCGTACGGCGAAGGTCACCTCGCCCTGCTCGCCGTTTTGCACAGGCCAGGTAAAAGTCTCGATAGCCATCAGCGCCCCTTCAGTGCAGTGTTGATACGGCCGCCCTGCCTGAGGTCCTTGGCCATCATCTGGTTGTACTTCTGCTCGACAAAAGTCGCGAGCTCACTGCCGAACTGCTCGTATCCAGCGGTGTCGGTCGATGAGGCGGCATTTCCCTCGCCATCGATACTCACCGACACATGGATCACTGCACCGCCACCCGCTCCTGTTACTGCGGCGGATACTGGCCCAGCCCCCAGCGGCGTGATCGTACCGCCCTCGGCCCCCATCATCAGGTAGGTCTTCCCTCCCTGATTCAGTAGCTCCGGGCCCAGTTCGTTGACCTGGTAGAGCGAGTTCGCCGCTACCGGGCCGCCGGCGGCACGTTGGCCGGTGACGAAGTTGTCCATGATCGCCGGGCTGTAATCCGCCGCACTGGCGCCAGGCGTGGTGGATGTGCTGCCGCCACCGAACCAGGCCCCCAGCGCACTGCCGGCAATGCTCGACAGCAGCCCTGAGGCAGCCTGGCGAGTGGCAATCCGCGCCATGTCCGCCAGGATCGACTTGGTGAAGTCGGCGAACGAGCCTTTCCCAGTGATGGCGAAGTTAACGACTGAGTCTTCCATCGAGCTGAAGGCATTGGTGAACAGGCTCTTGGCCTGCCCGGCGACATCCCGGGCCGACTCCAGGTAGTTCTGGAAGGCCGACGAAGCGCCGGCGCTCCAGCTGCCCTGGGCAGCGGTCATGTCGTTGTAGTTGGCGATCGCAGTTTCCTGCAGGTCGCGCTGGGTTTTGTCGAGCGCCGCGAGTTTCTGGTTGTACTCATCGAGGCTCATACCGCGGGAGCCGTCACCATACTGGTTGGCCAGGTCCAGCTTCTGCTGGTTGATCCGGTCGGCGATGCCGTTCTGCTGGTCCTGGAGGCTGCGCTGCCGGTCGCCCAGGCCGAGGCCTTCGGCAGATCGCTGGCCCTGCAAGCGCAGAGCCTTCACCTGCTGATCCAGCGCGCTGGTGTAGGTCTGCACCGCCTGGGCCTGCTTGCGTAGCCGCCCCTCTTCGTTCGTGGCCAGCACGGCCAGTTCCGAATCAGCGTCCTTCTGCGCCTTGACCATGTTGGCCCGGGCATTGGCGATCTTCTGGTCCAGCTGGACCCGCTGGGCAGCCGAGGTGCCGGCCTTGCCCTTGGCGGCTTCAAGCGCCGCGATCTCAGCCTGATAGGCGTTGGTAACCTCGTCCTTCTGCTGCTCGATGATGGCCGCGCGCTGGGCAGCGTAGGACTCCTGGGAGATGATGCCGGCCTTTTGGGCAGCATCCAGCTCTTTCTCGGCGTTCTTGTACTCAGCGAGAATCGCCGCGAGCGAGTTCTTTGAGTCGTTGAAGCCAGTCAGGTTTACCGCTGTGGCTCGGACCGCCGGGTCCTTGTTCTTGTCCTTGATGTTCTGGATGTTCTTCGCAACCACCGCAGCAGAAATGCTCGGATCGTTCGGATTGGCCAGACGCACCTTCTCGACGTCACGCAGATACTCTTTGATCAGATTGTTGCGCTTTTCTTCGTTGGATAGGTTCGCATCACTGAGCTGCTTCAGCCGCCCACCGGCCTCAATTCCCTCGCGCTGAACTCGTGCACGCTCTCCTTCAGCCTTTGCCGCATCGGTGATGGCGGCCTTTTGCTTCTGCAGCGCCGCAACCTGCTGCTCCAAGAACTTGGTCGATTGACTTTCGGGACCCAACTGATCGCTGAACACCGAGGAGAGCCAGTTGCCAGACTTTCGATCATCAATGATCTTCTGATAGCTGGCGATCTGCTCATCGATAGTCCGGCTACGGCCGACATTCAGCGTGGCATCGAGCGCTTCAGTGGCGGCGCTCTTGATTCCTTTCCAGGCACTTTCGATCAGGCCGAGGTTCTCGGTGACTTCGGCGGTTCTGGTCCTGATGGTGTCGGCGTAGGTGTCGGTCAGTAGCTTGGCCGCGCCGATAGTGTCGCCCTGGTCTTTCAAGGCCACGATTTGCGAGTAGACCGACGCCGTCAGGAAGTTGTACTGGTCGTTCAGCTCTTTGGCGGCTGCGACCGGGTCCTTGGCGATCTTGGCGAACTCGGCAACCGTTTCATCGATGGAGCGACCAGTGGCCTTTTCCATGCTGAGCGCTGCTTCAGTGATAGCTTCGAAGCTGCCGCTGGCGATCTTGCCGCTACCGGCGAGCTTGGCCAGCACTTCAGCTGCAGCACCGGTAGTGCCGACAGTGGCGCTGACCTGCTGAGCCATGGACGCCAGCTGATCAGCGCTGGTGCCCGCGGCGTTGCCGGTGAAGATGATCGCCTTGTTGTACTCGTCGGCCTCCTGGCTGCCCTTGTAGTAGGCCAAGGCCAGCGCACCGGCTGCAGCTGCAGCCACGGTGAACGGGTTGACCAGGCCAAGCACATAGCCGCCCAGGGCCTTCGCCGCCGGCGCGATGCCGCCGAACATGTCCTTGAGCTGCCCACCCTGTTGCAAGGCAACCATCATGATCGGCTGACCAGCGACGATCGACGTGAAAATATCAGTGAACTGAGCCGGTACACCTCGCAGCGCTGCAGCGGTAGCCTTTGCAGTCATGCCAGTGCTGCTCAGCGCGGCATCCGCACTGCCCAGGGCAGCCCTCGCCTGGTCAACCTTCCCCTTGTACTCAGCGAAAGTCTCAGGGTCGAGGACGCCGTTGGCTTTGAACCCCTGCAGCTTCTGCTCCATCTGATCCAGACGGCTCATGGCTGTGACCGTAGGGTCGATTTTACCGAGCAGGTCGTCGAGAGCCTGGCCCTGATCGCGCTGGGCGGCGGCTGCGGTCTTGGCGGATCCGGCCAGGCGCTCTTCTGTCGCCAACAAAGCTTGTGCACGGGTGTTGATGGCGGCCTGCCGGGCGGCGTTCTCCGACAGCACGGCATTCGCTTGGCTGGTAACTTCGGCGGTTTGAGCGGTTGCACGGTTCAGCGATTGGACGTACTCACTCGCCTCCAGGGATGACCGCGCCATGGCCAACAGGCGAGCCTGCTGCTCATCAGCAGTTTCGGCAGCACGTCGGCTGGCCTGGGCCCCGGCGTCCGTGGCAGTGGTCAACGCAGCCTGCGCTTGCCCAGCCTGCTCAGCCCCGGCTTTGAATGCAGTCATGCCCGCCGCGGCGGTGGTCACGGTACGGCCGACCGTGATCATCTGCTGTGCCAGCTCAGCCTGCTTGGCGTTGAGAGCCTGCAGCTCCTGAACAATCTGCCGGGTATCACCCTGCATCCCGCTCAGCGCTGACTCCCAAGCGCGCCCGGTCTTGCCCGCCGATTCCTCGCTACGCTTGCCAGCGTCTGCCAGCTTGTCGAGGTCGCTTGCAGCCTCGACAGCATCGCCGGAGTCGATCTGCAGGCCAAGGGAGGCAATCGTTGTCATGATCTGCTCCAGGCAGGCAACAAAAAGCCCGCACTAGGCGGGCTTAGGTATGGTTTGAGAGCGGCATGAGTTAAGAGGGTTGAAATCTGGTACCGCAGGAATGGCACATCCAAGTACGGCGCCACTCTTCCAACTTGTCATACTGAGCGACGTTAAACTTCCAGTGACGCACAAACCCGATCACACCAATGGCGATGAATGTCACGCCAATGAAGAACCTGCTCCAATCGACGCCCCAATACGAGTTCATCAGCTTGAGGCCGTCGTACAGGATAATAGCGCCAACCCCTGTGAGGATTACGGGTCCCAGCAAGCGCTTACCTGGGGGTGGACCGACGCTAGCGGCCAAATCGGTCTGATGCCGGCCGGTGGTCTCGACAGTTACGCGCGGTCCGATTCCGGATTGCGCTTGGTGAGTTGTTTGAATTCGGGAAGTACCAGCGGCATGGATGACGGACAAGAGCTGTACTTGCTGACCCTGGCACTGCGGGCAGCAGATGGCATTGTTGCTCACCACGATTTCATTCCTTTGAGGGGCGGGAAACGTGCATTCTAAGATAAGGAGAACCAATTCTGCACCTATGTATGCCCAGAAATGCTCCTTGGGAACTTACCAAGCCGTGATCGGCGCCTTCAGCTTTTACTTCGCCCAACTGCTCACGGAACAACCTGCCATCTCGCCGCATCATTCGCTGCCCTACGCCACTGACTCAGCCATGACGGCCAAGGCCTCAGCCTCCATAACGCGAAGGTCGGGAAAAATGTCGGGAAGTTCGCGGCGTTTGATGCCGAGCATCGAGGCTGTGAGCGGGATGATCGAGTAGTCCAGGCCTGAAGCACCGCCTATGCCCGTCCGCCACTGGGTGGACATCGCTTCGAGCAGGCGAAAGGCTGGCCAGGCGTCCGGCCAGACCTCTACCTCTTCCTCATCGATGTCGTCTGACGTAAGCCCCAAGGCCGCTAGCTGCTCGGCGGATGGGCCACGCTCATAGCAGGCGCGGGCCGCCGCCCTCAGTTTCCCAGGCGTGCCGGGTTATAGGCGTTCTGGAAGGCATCGATGACAGCTTTTGGCGCACCAGTGCAGGTTCGCACCAGATCGAGGATGGCGTCGTCGCTGAACTTGTCGTCGAGATCCCAGCCAGCCACGATGTCCTTCAGCTGCTCAGCCTGAAGCTCGATCTCGGCGGTGGTGGCGTCCTTCCAGCTGACACCCTCTTCCTTCGCCTTCTCCGCCCAGGCGTCACGCGCCTTATTCCAGCGATCGAACATTTCGGATAGCGCGATACGGTCCAAGTAGCGAAACTCGAACCCAACCTCCACCGGATCGGAGCCCACCCGTGGAAGCTGCACAGCTGCGCCGAACGTTGGGTTCTGCGCGATTTTGATCTTTGCCATGGGGGCTCCTTACGCGCCAGCCAGGTAACGAAGCGAACGAGCAGACAGACCCACGCTGATGGTTCGGGTCATGACGTTGTTCCGTTCCATTGTCGGGTCAGGGGTGATGCTGACGTAGCCTGGGTACAGGATCTGGTCACCGTTGCGTAGCTTCATACGGATAACCGCGAGCTCTTTGGAGGTGTCGTAACCCTCAACAGCCTGCACGTAAGGCGCGGTAGGCTGGTCTTCCACCACGATCGACAAGGTGGTCGGGTTGCGGTTGGTAGGGAACTGCTTGTCGTCGTCATCTTCCAGATAGCCGACGGTCGCATACTGCTGCTCACCACCGGCCGAGTTGAACGACGTGACCTTCGAGATCTGAACCCAGTCGGAAACCGGGTACACGGAACCCACGCCCGCGCCTGCGGTGAATTTTTCTGCGTCACTGGTATCGAGACCAGCCAGAGAGAACGCGTCATCGGCGACGTTTGAGGCCTTAACGGCGCGGTCGCTGATGAGTGCCCAGCCGGAGTTGACCAACAGAACGTCGCCGTTCTGGATAGTGTGACCGGCAGCGGTCGCCACCGGCGGCTTTGCGTTGGTGAGTGCAGTGAACGCTACGGCGGCGCCAATGACTCTGGCGATCTCGAGCGTAGCTCCGTTCGGCAGCGGGAAGCGTGCAGCCATGGTGTATTTCCTCATTGATGCCCGCCGGGCGGCGGTTGGTTATGCCCCAGCGGGCGGTTGGTCTGCGACACCCTGGTAGGTGAAGCTGGTCGGGACCGTGTAGGTCGCCGGCTCGGTAATGGTTGGGCCCTGCTCCAGTGGTTCGACGATCAGGCCTTCGAAGCCGTTGCGGCTGAGCTCGGTGTCGACGCGGAACAATGTGCTCAGCTCGTCGACCAAGGCCTCGGCATTAGCCAGGGCCTGGCCTGCCGGGCAGACGATGCTGATCTGGTAGATGCCCCGGTACTCATAGGCTTCTGCAGCCAAGTAGCGGGTCGTGGTGCTGGCCGGCAGTAAGAAGGCCCGGAAGTAGGTTTCGCCCGGAGCGGCCTCGAAACCGTCCTCCATGTGCGCAACCCGGATCGGGCGCGCAGTTGCCCAGGCCGCCAGCTTGATCTCAATCGCCTGGCGGGCTCGTGCGTGGCTCATACCTGGTTTTCCCTGATGGCTTCGTTGACGATGCGTTGGAAGTTGGCCAGGGTCACACGCACCATTCCGTGCGGCGCCTGGGTGGAATGGCCGTACTCGAGCGGGATCGCATATGGCAGATTGTTCACGATGTAGGCGGTCTGGCCGATCGTCAGCGCCGCGACCTGCGCCTTCAGCTCGGCGATGGTCTCGTTACCAGATCGGTCGATTCGATCAAGCTCGCCAGTTGCCGGCGCATCGATGGAGAATTGCCAGTTGCCACGAAAGCGCCCGCCGACATACCCCTGGCCCGCCACAAGACCGTTCACAGCGAAGTTCTGATCGCGCTCTGCCTTGGTGAGTGGCTTGGCGTATCTGACGCCCTTGCGCAGCTTGCCGGATTTGGTGAAGTTGTCCTGGTTCAGGTTGATCAGCGTGTTGCGTACCGCAACCTTGAAGTCGTAGCTGTCAGCAGCCCGAGTGTTAGCCGCTCGATGAGATACGTTGGCCTTCCAGGTCTCCGGATCGCCCACTGGCGACATGCGGATGACACTGCTACCAATCTCAATAACGATCTCGCGAAACGTGGCATCAAGCGCCTGCTCGGCCTGCTCCGCGAAAGCCCGAATGGCTTCAGCGAATCCGCCCTGCAGCCCGCCATATCGCTGCGTCATGTGTGAACCGCGTGGCATGGTCACTTCCTCAACTGAATGGTCCAGGTAGCCCGAGCAGGGTCTTCAGACACGTTGAGTGCTCGATAGCCGCTAACTTGGTCGCCAATTTTGGGCGCCGCCGGGTTTTCGCTTACCTGCCCACCCTGCTCTTCGAACAGCTCGTTCTGAAGCACAAGCAACTTCACGTCCTCAGTCTGGATACGTGATCCATCAATTTCCTTGGCCAAGTAGCTGCCGAACACCCCGCGACCGGTGTAGCGAATGGTCGTGGCAGGCGCTGTGCCGCCGATCGCCGGGTCATAACCACCCTTAATGGTGCGGCTGCCAGCTACAGGCTTCACTGCGTCGGCCAGGCCGTCGGGATCGCTAAACGCCTCGGCCAGCTCCGCCTGAATCTCTTCGCGCATGCCCATGGTCAAATCCTCTTGAGCATGAGGGTCCCGGAACGACGCATCCAGGGCGCAATCAGGTCCAATGCGAAGTTCTCAGCCGCGGACAACTCGACGGAGCCCTCGGCGTAGGTCTTGCTGGTTGAGGTTCCAGCCTGAGCTGACACAGTCTTGCTGAGCACCTCTTTGCCAGTGTCCTTGTAGAGCTTGTTCTCGGCAGCCAGCTTGGCCACCTGCGCACCGGCGGTCACGATCGCGTCCGGCACCGGGTCTGGCACCGTCCGCCTGATCTTGGCCGTGAGCCAGGCATTGGCCATGGCTACGGCAAGAACAGCATCACCGGAGCCCGCCCAACCCGGCCCAAGCTTCTGGTCGACGTCAGCGACGGTGATGAAGTCGGTCATGGCTTATTCCTTCGGGATCAGGGCCTGCAGGTCGGGCTTGTTGAGGGCGGCGTCGAAGGTGATGCCCTGGGCCGTCAGCCACTCCTTCAGCTGCGGGACCTTCATTTTGTGCGGGTCGGTCTCGTCGCTGCCCTCTGCCTCAATCGCTTTGTCGATCTCGGCCTGGCTGCTCACAGAGGCGTAGCCAGCCGGCGGGTAAGCCGAAGCCTTGTAGCCCTCCGCTATCCACTGGGCGATGGTCGGGCCGTCCAGGCGCAGGCCTTCCTCGATCTCGCTGACGCTGATGCCCTGGCGCTGGTACGCCTCGCCGATATGAGGGGCATCGCCCTGCACAGAAACCAAGGTGGCGCCGTCAATGACGCCAAAGAACTGATCCAGGCGGCGATAGCAGGTGCCGCGCTCGCTGCCCGGGGAGTTGGTGTAGATGACTTTCATGGTGAGCTCCTGCGCAGGGCACCAGGTCGGCGCCCCGCATCATTGGGTCAAGGGGTGGCGGTGCCGCTGATGACCGCGGCGAACGGGACCTGCTTGCGGTCGAACACGCGCTGCCAGTTGGCCGCATTTGCGTACTGGGCGGCACTCGGGCTGAGGTTCAAGTTCTCGCTGCCCTTCCAGCTGAATCCGGCTGGCTGCAGGATGAAAGTCTTGCGCTCCCACAGGACCTCGGCACCACCACCGTTACCACCGCCGGGCTTGCGCTCCAGCTCGACCGGCACAGTCGGCGAGCCCTCGCCGTAGCCGAATGCCCCCTGGCCGAAGAAGACGGACAGAAACTGACCTGGCGCGTAGGTCAGGCTGTCATCCATGAACACTGGCTTGCCCAGATAGGTGGCCAGGATGATCTTGCCCTGGGAGTCGCGCAGGTACTCGATCATGTCCTGCTTGACCATCTGGTTCATGACGACCGAGTGCACACCGATGGCAGCGAACATGTCGGCGGCGTCGCCGGCGGTAAAAGCGGCGTCCTGGAAGGCATTGGCGCTGATCGATGCGCCGGAGTCCTTGACCATGTCACCGCCGTTGTTGGCGATGTTGGAGGCGATCACGCCACGCGCCGAGCCCAGCAGGTAACGCTGCCACTGGCGGGTCCAGTAGGTGCCAAAGCGGTTGCGAATGTGTTGCTGCGGTTCGGAGTTGGCGAGCTCAGCGGTGAGATCGGAAACGCCGTAGCCTTTGTTAAGGTACAAGGTCCGGGCCCGCATGCTGCCCTGTTTTACCTTGCCAACTTCGCCCAGGTCGTCGGGATTGTCGTTGGAAATGTTCGGCGCCTCGTCGGCGTCCAGGTCCTGCCAGTAGCTGATTTCGGAAGTGCCCTGGCCGTTCTTGGCGATGTCGTCGAGAGTCGCCGAGCGGGTCACGATGCCCGACTCGAAGACGGCGGTCTTCTCGGGGGAGTTCACCGGTTCAAGGGTGCCGTAGTAGTCGGAAACGAAGATATCCGACAGTTGGGTAGATGCCATGGTTTAAGTTCCTCGGGTGGCTTGGAGTTTTTTGTAAGCTTCAGGGTTGTCCCGGGCAATCGCAGCGCGCTCTGCCTCGGTGTACTCGCCCCACTTCTTCGTGGCCTTGCCACCGTTGTCGCCGGTCTGCCCGGCACCCTGAGCCCTTGGCCACAGGTGGGTAGCGGTCTCGCGCAGCGATTCCGCCCATTCGAGTGGAGACAGCGGGGTCTTGCCGTCCTTCCCGTACACAACTTCGCCGGCACGGTCAGTGGCGATCGGCTCGCCGTCTTCGCTCAGCTTAAAGGTGCCTCGGGCGCGGAGGATGATGTCCTCGGCAGCCTCGGGCAGCGCGCCGGCCTTGATGGCGGCAGCGCGGATGGAGTCGGCCAGCACCTTGTCGCTGTACTTGGCAGCGAAGGCTTCGGCCTTATCAGCGCGCTCGTTGGCAGCCTTAACCTGCTTGTCCAGGTCGGTGCGCAGACGCTCGGTGCGGCGGTTGATGACCTCGTCCAGCTTGCCCTCGGCGATCAGCTTGGTCTCTTCGTCCTGGCCCACCTTGGTCAGCAGGCCTTTCACGGCCTCGATGTCCAGGCCGTCGAACTGGCCTTTCAAGGTTTCCAGCTCGCTCTTGAAGGTGCGGTTGGCGCCCAACAGCTCGGTGTTCTTGGACTTGAGGCCTGAGACCTCCTTGTCCACGTATTCCTGCACCTTGCCGCCCAACGCCTCCTTGAGGGCTGCGGCTTGGGTTTCGTCGAGGTTGAGGCCGTGGGCGGCCGGGTCGAAGTCAAAAGGCATGTGGCTATCCCCTGGGGATTAATTGGCCCGCCTGGCGGGCATGAAAAAGCCCCGCAACTGCGAGGCCGTTGATCGCGCCACGAAACCGTGGCCCTTCGTTTTGTGGCGCGAGCTAGCTAATGCCGGCCCGCTCAAACGCCAACGGCTCCAGCTCCTTGAGCTGGTCAAGCGTCAGCGGCTTAAAGTTCTTGTCCAACTGCAGCGCGGCGAAGCGCTCGGCAGTCAGGCCGCCATCGCGGAACAGCTTTGCGCGAACGGGGCCCAGCGCGGCGTCTTGAAAGGTCGCTGGCTGCGTTTTGAGCCACTGGTAGTAGCCGAGCCCTGCCGATACCTGCGCACCGCCGCCAGCCCCCACAGATGCCCGCGTTGCGCCTTCGGCAAACAGCGCCGACAGCCTGGTTACCGGCACAGTAGTCGAGCGGCAGTTGACGTGCGCCGGCGGCAACGGGCCCTTCCCTACCTCGAACACCCGACCGTCCAGGCTCTTGCAGAGGGTGCTGGTCTTGCGGTCAAGCGTCGAAACCCAGCGATAGCCTGGGATGACATCGGAGTTCGCCTTGAGCGTTTCCATGCGTGCCGTGGTGGCCACATGCTGGACTGCGGTCTGTACGATGGATCGGGCGTTGCGGTTGCTGACGGCCAGGACGCCGTCGGTGAAGTTCTGTGCCGCCGTACCGCGAATGGCCTGGGTGATCTCGGCGTTGGTCTGACCCTGCACGACGCCGAGCCGTATGGCGTTCGTTACCCGAGTCGACTCGGTGCGCGTCCAGCCGTTGAGGAAGGATTTCAGCAGCGTGCCGCCGTCAATCCCCGACACCTGCAACGGCTGCGTGTTGATCGCCGATCGGATAAGGGCGTCGGTCGGCATCATCGCGTCGATCAACAGCGCCTTGGCCAGGCTCCGGCCTTCGAAGGCCGCCTCATACAGCGCGATGTCCACCAGGTCGGACTGCATCCGGTCGCTGAAGGCTTTGTAGATCTCCAGCAGCTTGCCGCCCACCCGCCCCAGGAACTCCTCAAGCCTGCTGCGGCTGTAGGTCGTCAGCTCCTTGCGGGTGAGCTGATCACGCACATGGGCATCGATGCGGCGCAAGTAGCTTTCAAACTTCTTGACCTCACCGGCCTTGAGCCGCTCAAGCAGAACCGAGTGGCGGCTTACCTGCTCCAGCAGCTTCTCGTCCGCTGTCTGCTCCGGTTTCGTCGCCATCGTCTTTATCCAGGTTGATGCCGGCCGATTCGCGCTCGTCGCTGATCAGCTCGGCCTCTTTGTCGTAGGGGCGCTCCGGCAGCTTGCCGGTGGTGAGGTACTGCCAGTAGGTCTCGGCGCTGATGGTCCCGGCCATCACGCTCTTCTGCAGTTCGGCCAGCACCTGGGCATCGACCTCAGGAATGACGAACTCCGGCTTAACTGTGAAGACGACTTCGTCCGGGTTGTAGCCGGTCCACTCTGCGGCGTAGCGCAGGGCTTGCTCGATGCCGGCTGCAGCAGTAATGACAATACTGTGCAGCGTGGCGTGCTGGTCGTTCTGGCGGGTCTTGCGGGCCTCGCCCGACTCGGTGCCGGATACATCCATCACCTTGGCACCAGCTTCTAGGGCGGCATTCTTCTGGTCTTCCATGGCAGTACGAACGGCCTGAATGCCGGCGCCCTGGAACTCCAAGTAGCCGCATTGGCCACTGGGGCCGAGGTCCCAAGCAGCGGACGGCCCAGTGACGCTGAGCTCCACGCTGTCATCCAGGCCGGATACCCACGGCTGCGGGTGGCTGGTCTGGTGCAGTGCGGTGAAATAGTCGGCGCTGAGCTGGTAGGACTTCAGCGCGGCCCGCGCCATGGTCAGCAGCGGGATCTCGTCTACGTCCGGTGAGTTGTCGGTCGATCCGCAATAGATAACCGGGATGTACTCCAGGCCGCGCACCAGCTGGTTGTCGGTGCCGACAGTACCCAGAGGGCGCGCGTTCTCGACCAACTCGCCGGCCTCGTTGCGCACAGCGGTGTAACAGACCTCACCCTCCATGTAGAACTCGCGGAAAACCGTCACGCACTCATGGCTGTAGCGATCCTCGGCATCCTTCTTCCTGAACTCACGGAACACCGAGAGGACCAGATCCTGGCGACCACCCTGATCGGCGGTGTCCCAGTTGATGGCGTTGCGCACCGCGTAGGTGGAAAAGTACGGCTGCCCCGCGTCGTCGACGTTGACCACCAGCGGTACCCGACCATGGGATATGGCCTGGCGCACGATGCGCAGGAACAACTGAATCAAGCCGAAGCCGTCGGCGGTAGCATTCTCCTCCAACTGCTTGAGGCCGGCAGGCAGTTTCACTTCGGGAATCAGCCGGGAGACCAGGCCCATCATTGAGCGCAGCGAGTCTCGCACCCAGTGCTCATACTGGGCGCGGTCGGTGTAGTTACGGTAGAGGTAGGCGTTACCCGCGCCGTCCAGCTTCTCGGCCTCCACCATGCCGCTCGGCTTCGGCAGATTGCGCGGGCTGCGCTTGATAGCGCCCTCGCCCTCAAGGGCGTCGTCCATCATCCGCCACTCAGCAATGTGAGCGTCGTAGTCTGGGTTGGTTGATTGAACAGGCATTACGCCAAACCTCCGATGCGGCGGACACCGCCTGTGCGTTTACGTCGCGCCATGGCAACGGCGAAATAGCGGAAACCGTCGGCCGGGTGGGATGACCAGTCATGAAGCGGCTTATCCTTCCAGCACCCACGCTTGTCGTCCCACTCTTTGCGGTAGCTCTCAAGGGCGGTAATGCCCTCGCCGCATTTGGCTTCGTCGAAGGCGCAGTTCGGCAACACTTCTCGCGCCTGCTCGATGCCTTCATCGATGCCGAGCTTGGGCACGACCAGGAATGTCATCCGGTACTTTTCTCCGTCGATCTCATAACCCTCGCGGGCCAGCTCTCGGCGGGTCTTTCCGTCGCTGCCGAACTCACGGTTGTCGATGTCGTGCGGACCCCAATGCTCACCGTAGGTGTAGCCGCGATCCTTCAGCACCTTCATGTAGTGCCGCAGGCCTTCGCCGCTGTTCTGGTAGAAGTCGACTACGTGGTATTCCTCGCCGACGATGCGGACAAACCAGATCGCGGTCGAGTCACCCACGCCGATATCCCAAAATGTGTGCACCGGCAGGTGGCTGTTGTCGGGCAGCTTGCCGATGCGCTGGGCGGCGTAGAGCTTGGTGAATTGCTTGGCGTAGTACGCGCCCTCGATCGTCTGCTGGAATGCCTCGGCAGGGATCGACGGGTACTCCCGCTTCATGTCGTCGCCGAGGGTCTTTTCCTTGGCGGTGTACCAGGCGCGCTGACCCGGGTTGGTGACGATGCCGTGCTTGGCGGTCAGGTCGTCGAAATACTTTGTCAGCCGATCAGGGATGGTGACATCAGTCGGATCAAGCCAGTACAGCGGGTTCCGCCACCAGCTGAAGAAGAAGAACTTCCAGTCCAACAGGCCCAGGGGCACGCCAGCGAGCTGCTGCTTTTCGGCTGACTGGCTGTAGTCGAAGAAGTACCCCGCCCGGCCCTCTGCCGTCGACTCAATAGTGACGAAACACTCAGCGGCCACAGCCTCAAACGCACCGGTGACGATCTCCCGCGCCTTGTGCGGGAACTTGGCGCAGATCTTCCCGAACTCGGAAACGTGCAGGTAGCGCAGCGTACCGCCCCGGAACGAAGTGGAGACGTAGAGCGATCCGCCCTTGCTGAACACCAGCTCGCCCGCGGCATCGTTGCGTGCCGGGTTTGCCGCCTTGATCTCCTTGGGCAGGCTGTCGTAGGCGTACTTGACCTTCTCCCTGAACAGGCGCTTGGCGTCGTTCAGGGTGTGAGCGATCAGGGCGCACTTCGCCGCTTCGAACAGCGCGGCATCCAGCTGGACGATGCACACCAGGGTAGTGAACCCGAGTTGCCGCGCCTTGAGGATGATGTTGCGGGTGTGCATCCCCTGGAAGTAATCGATCTGCTCCTGCGTCATGCGGAAGCGGACCTTCTTCCCCTGCTTGTCGGTAATGAAGTACAGGTTGTTCAGCCGCCAGAACCGGTCCCGGAGCAGTTTCAGGTGCTCGGGCTTCATGGGTCAGGCTTCCTTCGATAGTTCATCCATCAGCTTGGACAGTTCGTCCGCTTCGTCCGTCTTCTCCTTCTCGTCCAGGCCGAATGCCTGGCGCTCGAGCACCTGGAGGTTCTTCATTGCAGCTGACAGCTGGAACAGTGTCTTAGAGTTACTTGGGAGGGCCACCGCGGCAAGCATCGAGGCGCGGCGCATGCCGTTGCTGTCCTCGGCGGTCTCTTCGTCGATTGCCTCCTCAATTTCCTCCCGGCGCTGGATGGTGGTCAGCAGATCATCCATCAGCAGGTTCGCAAGGTTCGTGGCCTTGCGGATGTCGCGGCGGTGGCTGCGAACTACCTGCGCGCCCTCCTCTGCGGCCTCCTCGATGATTTCGGTATCGAGTTCGCGGTTCGCGCCTTGATCGTTGCGAACCTCGCCGCGAACCAGCTTGCTGCGAACCTCTTTACGCACCTGGTCGGAAAGGTCCCGCGCCCAGTTCAGGGCCTTGGCCTTCTTCCTGATTGCGGTGTCGCTCACGCCCTGGCGCTCAGCGATGGTTCTGATGGAAAGCGCCCCGGCCCGGTAGGCTCGTTCGATCGCCTCCCAGTCGGGTTGCTTGGTTGTCATAGATGCTCTCTGGCACTTGAAATGGTGGTTGATTGCCGGTATTGGTGCGAAAGACCTACACGGAGATTACGGATGACCCCGGTAAAAGCCCTTCTTGCTGTTTGCGCACTCGGCATTGCAAGCACAGCATCCCTAGCAGCAGATACTCCATATGGCTCATGTTCGGACAGCGCTCAGTCTTACCAAGATCGATACCAATCGGCAATGCGAGCTAGTGACCTTGTGTGCTATCAAAAAGCTCTAGAGCGAGAGCTCGGCGGCAGCTCGAGCTATGCCTGTGATAAAAGCGCCGATCACTACCAAGCGGCATATGAGAAAAACCAACAATCATCTGACCTTGTTTGTTATCAGCAGGCTCTGGAGCGAGAGCTCAGGTAAGCAGCGTGCGAAAAATTGTGCCGCACGCACCTGCGGCACACCTACCCTTCCCCGACATCCAGCAGCACATCAATAAGCTTCTGCTCGCCGAGCCGCGTTGCACCCAGGCATTGCAGGTCGTCGCATTTGGGACCAAGCCCAAACACCGTCACCTCGCCTTTCGGCCCCATGAGGGTCAGCGCGCCTACAGTGCATTCTGGATGCACACCGGCATCGAGGTCATCGGCGATCTTGCGCAGGGTCTTGGCAGCATCACGCCAGTCCTCCCGTTTGAACTCAACGAGCTTCGCGGTCATGCAGTCACCTTCTGTAACCACTCTTCAATGATCCGGCGCAGAACTGGCTCGGTCAGGATGGCTGATGGCTTGTCGCCGGCGATCACCGAGCGCACTAGGTCACAAGGCAGCACGTGGACACCATCATCAGCCGCAACAGTCAGATGCGGACGCCTCTCAGCGATATCGTGAATGTCCGCGGTGACTGGGCGCGCGCAATCCAGGCGGGTTCCGCTTCTCATCAACTGAACGGGTCGGCAGGCTTGGCAATGGAGCGCACAATCCACATGAAGCCCTGCTGCAGGTTGGTCTTGGCCAGGGCGAGCAGCCGCGGGTCAACACCTTCGATCCGGCCGATCTGCTTGAACAGCTCGCCGGCGTCAGCTTCCAGGGCCTTGATCGAATTCATGCCGTCGATCTCGTTTTGGCTCAGGTCGCGGTAGCCGGTGATTTTCTTGTGCTGGTTGTCCATGGGTGATTCCTCTGGAGTTGTCGCGCCACGAAACGGCGAACCTTGAATTTGTGGCGCGGATCAGTCCGCCTTACGGGCCGGCAGCTTGAAGTCGGTGACGCGGTCAGCGATGGCCCGAACCTTATCGACCCCAAGCAGGCCAACCCAGCCGCCGACGAAGGCAGCCATGCTTTGAGGCAGTCCGAAGAACTCGAAGCCGCTGATCATAGTTAGGGTCAGCCCTCCGCAGATAGCACCCTCAACCAGCATCTGGCGACGGGTGCCACCTCCATAGGTGATCCGAAGGACTGCCATGGCGCAGGACAGACCGGCCGCGTACAGGAGGGGCGAATGCTGGCTCAACCACGCAAGAGCAATCGCCCAGGTGTCTGGTTTGTCTGGCATGTTGGACATACTCGATTCCTCCCTCGCAGGGAGCTGTAAAAAGAAAGCCCACTCAGGGCGGGCGAGGTGCAGCAGGATTAGCGGGAGTTCAGCATACCGCCTGGTCGCAGCTCTTCGCGGATGACTTGGCGGACTGCATCAGCTGGATCGGTGATCTTTAACGTCAAGGGGTCAATGAGACTGCAGAAGCTCAGGCCAGTCATCACTTCCCGACCGCTGTTCAAAGTTTCAGTCTTGATGGTGTATCCGGTAGCGAGCTTGCTGGCATCGACTACAGCCTGGCTGATGAAGACTTGACCGCTATCCACGATGAAGGGCTCCCCCAGATCACCGAGTCGGATGAGGTCGGCGCCATCATGGGTGATGGTAAGCACGCCGTCCTTCAGGCTGATCCTGCTGCCCGCGACCATTGCTCTATTCCGTCGCGCCTCAACCTCCTCAGCAGTCTCTAGACGGCTGTAGGTCAGCGTGGTGCGGATGTCCGAACCATCGCGGTCAAACGAGATGTCTTCGGTCGAGAGCTCAGCACTGTCTCGATGCTCGGGCGGTATCTTCGCCAGCTCGGCGCCGATGAATGCATGGTATTCAACACCGCTTGCGGGGAGCTCAGACAGCGACCACTCACCAGCGGTTACGGTAATCGACTGCGGGCTGTAGGACAGGCCGCCGACCGAGAGCCGAGCGCTATTGAGCTCGACGTTTCCTGGGCTGATTTTCCAGCCGGATACCCCTGGTAGGTAGTCGTGACTCTGCATGTGCTGATCTCCAGAAGCGAAAAAGCCCCGGAGCATGCCGAGGCAGAAAGATAACCCCAGACACACAAAACGATTTGCACGTTATGCGCCTAGAGGTATAATTACCCCATCAACCACACAAGGAGACGGAGGTGCAAAGCAGGCAGTTGATAAAGGAGCTTGAAGCGGCTGGATGGGTTCTAAAGCGAGTTACTGGAAGTCACCACATCTTCAAGCACCCCAACAACCCAAACTCGATACCAGTGCCTCACCCAAAGAAAGACCTACCGATAGGCACGGTAAAGAGCATCAAGGAACGAGCCGGGCTGAAGTAACCCGGCTTCACCCTTTGCACCTTCGCAGGAGACGACAATGCAATATCCAATCTGTATCGAATGGGGCGACGAGAACACCGCTATCGGCATCCAGGTGCCGGACATTCCAGGCGCTGTAACCGCAGGCGACACCTTCGAGGAGGCTTACACCGCCGCCGTCGAGGTCGCGCACATCATGCTCGAGGAGATCGCTTCGAATGGCCAGGCCATTCCCATGCCGACCACTGCCGCAACGCACCGGAGCAATCCAGACTTCGCGGATATGGGCTGGGGCATGATTGAGATCGACATTACGCCGTACCTGGGCAAGACCGAGAAGGTCAACGTGACCCTGCCCGGCTTTGTCATCCAGCGGATCGATCGGTACGTGCGCGATCACAATGTCAAAAGCCGTTCGTCTTTCCTCGCCGATGCGGCAATGGAAAAGCTTGGCAGGTAAGCAGACGCAAAATCCCGGCGCACTGGCCGGGACTCTTGAGGCCCTCTTCGGGCAATAAAAAACCCGGCACTTGGCCGGGTTCTTTGTGGTCACTCCTAAACGCGCAGGAATGACAGGATGGGTGAATAATGCGACATGGCGACATGACATGCAAGCCCTTTTGAGGACCTCTTCACGCCGCCTCGCCCGATAGCACTCCAACCGCCTCAAGTATGTGCTGCGCCTCAACCAATGCCTCGTCCACCATCGACTCCAGATTGCCCTTGATTGCCTTGTTCCAGCGCTGATACGTGCGCTCTGTCAGCCCCTGGGAATCCCAGCTGGTCATGTCGTAGATCGACTCGGACAAAACGATTACACCAGGTTTCGTTTCGGCCACGGCCCGGGCATGCTTGTTGGCACGCTCGATTGCAGCAACTGCGGCTTTGTTCCGCCAATCCCATTGGCCGGCCTCTTCGTTCTCACGCAGTTCGGGCGCCTTTATTTCAACCACCTTTCGCTGAATGCCCTTGGCTTGCTGAGGCACCGCCCACACCAGCACCGCTCGCTGGGTGAAGAGCAGTGGTGCCGGGCTTGATACAACCGAGACGAGACGGCCGATAGAGTCGATCTTCCTGCCGCTATGCGTGCTGTACTTCGCCACCAGGGCGTTCCAGTGCCGCGGGCTGAGCTTGGCATGCAGCAGCTTGTGCACGATCGAGTCGGCCAGCAGAGCCGCATCCTTCCCCGAAATTTCGCCCTTGAGCTTGCTGGTCTGTACGCGCGGCTCGACATTGCACCCGCCAGCGCTGTTGATTGTCTCGGCGGCCAGGGCCCGGACTACTGCGGAAACCACATTCTGATAGATCATTGCCCGCCCCCTGCCCGCTTGGATTTCCTCAAAATGAATTCTTCGTAGCTGCGCTTGCGGGCGACTGCGGCACCCCAGGCAAACTCAGCGCCGGATGCCACAAGCATCACGGCCAGAAAGAAAAACGCCCATGCTGTGGTCAAGCTGCAGCCTCCTTCAGCTGTTTGATCTTTGCCCGGTACTCGGCCCTGATGGCCTTCAGGTCGTCGATGGTGTGCTTGCAGGCCTGATGAGGCCCTTCCAACCAGGCCACCCGGTCGGCGCCGATGCGCTGCACCAGCCGGATGCGGTACTCGACCGCGTTACCGGACAGGTTGCGATTGCACTTCACGCACTGGCGGTGCACGTTGAGCGGCTCGAAGCGCAGCTCCGGGCAGGCGCCCACAGAGCGGTAGTGGCCGGCGTCCCAGCGGCTGCCGGTGATCAGGTCGTGATCGCTGGGCAGCGAGTCACAGCTGATGCACGGCAGGTGCTGGTCGCGCAGGCGGATGTAAGTGTTGAACTCGGCCTGGGCCTCGCGCATGTAGTCGCCGCGGGTCTTGAGCTTCTCCTTGCGAACCTTGATCTCGCGGCGCTTGCGCTGGTCGATGGCCTTCCGGGCTTTGTCGTGATTCGCCGGCGCCATGGCCAGGGCACACTTCACGCTGCAGGCCTTCTGCGTCGACAGCGATGGCCGGAACTTCCCGCCGCAGGCCTTGCAGGTCTTCTGCTTCGCTTCCTTGAGGGCTGTCCTCATATCTCGTCGCCCCACTTGTAAAACACACCGCCCATGGCGAGCGCTGTGCCAAAGATCATCCAAAAACTAGGGCTGTTCATGTACACCCCGATCGAGGCCAGCTCTGCCGCCAGCACTCCACCAAGCAAGGCGGTGATCGCTCCGTACGCAGTCTTCATGCAGCCCTCCCGCGGCGCTCGCCATAGATCGCCATCATCAGGTCCTCTGGATGTGGCAGGAGCAGCTGCAGGCTCTCGGTGCAGTAGGCGTCCAGCAGCTCCAGGTACTGAGTCATCTGCTGGGTATTGAACTTGCGGGTCTTGGCCCGACCAACGCGGTACCGGGTGCCGTCGGGCAGCTCCACCGGGTGGACCTCGGCCGGCCACAATTTGGCGACCAGGATCTCGTGCCACTCTTCGCTGCTTGCTGCCTGGCCGTAGGAGTCGCGCAGATGCTCCTGGATCAGTCCATTCCACATCCACAGCAAACGGTTCTGGGCGTCGCTGCGCTTGTTCCGCACCTCGACGATGGTCAAGCGGCGCGGTTTGGCCAGGTCCAGGCCGGTGAGGTAGACGATCAGGCGAGCACGGTCTTGCTCGGTGCGGAGCATCAGGTCAGCCATGGTCGACATCCTCAAGCAGGTTGCGCGCGGCCATGACAGCCCAATTGTCGCCAGATGTTCTGCTCACTTCTGCGAGAAAGCTGCGCATCTTTTCGTTCTCAGTCTTGAGCTGGTCGCGCTCGTCCAACATCGCCCTGTAGCCATCAAAGTTGCAGGAGATGCGCGCAATCAGCTCCAGCCGCTCAACATCAGCGAGCAGGCCGAGGGCGACCTCTTCTACCGTGGTCTCGCCGAGGAATGCATCCAGCGCGTCAGTGTGCAGGTGCAGATCTTGGTCGCCAGCCCTCCAGGCGCCTACCACTGCCCACAGCAGGGGCTGGAGCTTTGCTTTGTCGATGTTCATGGTTTGGCCCTCACGCAGGAGGTACGAACAGTGGTTAAGGCGCGCTCAAGGTCGGCCTTCGCCTGAGCTGCCGCCTGTTTGCACTCCTCGGCAGACTCCATCGGGACAGAAGTCAGGGCGTAACCGTTGGAGCCCGTGTAGAGCACAATCAGAAAGTAAGCAGCTGTCATGGCTTCACCTTCAGGCCTTGGGCCTCGATGGCCTTCGCGCAGGCATCACGCATGCGGACTGCCGCGTTATAGGCATCCATGTGACTGTCATCGAGGGCAAACTCTGGCTCCTCCGGCCTGGCCGGCGCCGGTGGCAGTTCAACCACCACAGCCTCGCGGGAGGCCTGCCATGCCCACATAGCAGCCCCCATAAGCGCCATGCTGTCTTCGTGCCCGGAGGCCGCAACCTCGGCAATGCCGCACCCAAACTTGGCTCGAAACGCGGCGTCGAATTGCGCTTCCATTTCTGTCGGCATCTTGTTGGTGTCCATCAGTGCTCCCCTACAAGCTCTTCAGGATCGACTGGAGCTGCTTCAGCTTCTCCAATTGCTCGGAGTTGCCCTCGCGCTCGGCCTCAACGGACAGCGCCACCTCTTCGATGCGAGCCGCCATCTTCCTCATGCGCTGGCCGAAGTCATCGGCCATGGCGATCACTTCGCTGGAGAGGCTCGCGAGCACGTCCAGCGATCCCGCCTCGGGCTTCTTGATTGCTACGACTTTTTGAGCGGTTTCCTTGGCCATGGGCTGTTCCTTCTGAGTTTTGTTGGCGGATGCGGTGCGCTGGAAATGGGAGTTGACCGGCTCGCGGATGAGGCCGGCGTCCTTCAATTCGCCCAGACAGGCGCGAACCGCGCGGAACTGGGAGCTACTGGAGCCAGCAGAACGCAAGGCGCCGTGGATGTCAGTTGCGTGCCAGGCCTCTTGGATGGGAACTACCTCAAAGACCTTGCGGGCGAGCGACGATTGACCTGCAAGCATCTGCTGCTGGCGAGATTCGGTGACGGCCATCAGTGGTTCTCCTTGCGTTGCACAGTGGCGATGGCCTCGCGGGCTTTGCGCTTGCGCAGATACGTATTGACCCGATCGCCCTGCGCCTTCTTGCGCTTTTCACGGTCCTGTCGGGCCTTAGCGGCCTCAACGATTGAGCGAACCTCGGCGAGTTTTTCGCGCAACTTCGGGGATGCTTGAACAGCGGTACCGGTGAGCAGTCCAGCTATGGCTTGGCCGTCTTTGGTGATCGGCGCGATGCGCAGATCGGCCAAGTACTTGGTGCCCGACTCTTGGGTGATCAGTTGCATACGCACAGCCGATTCGATGGCAGTCACTCGGCGAACCGGATCGAAGCCGAGGGAAACACTCCAGGCAGCTGGCTTCGCCTCAGCCCGTGCCCCGGCAACCAACCTTTCGTAGGCGCTCATGAACGCCATCCGGGCGCCAACTTTGTCGCCCAGCACAAGCACCGGTTGCGCTGCGGCCATGGCCTGCTGAATCTCGGCAGTCATCACCACGGTCTCGCTTTCATCACTGGCAGTCAGGGCAATGGACCACGCCTCATCCTTGCCAGGGCGACCGTCAGCGGCCTGCACTCGCTGCAGGATGTCGGCCATGGCGAGCTTGCCCTTCACTTCCAGTCGACAGGCCTTCAGGGCGGCGCGAACGGTAGCTACCGGGTAAGCGCATAGGTCCTCAGCCATCATCGCGGCAGTGCCTGGGTTCATTTCCTGCCCCATGGCTTCAGCCGTCGCGCAAATGGCAGCGGCCAGTCCTGCCACCTGGGCATCGTTCATCTCACAGGTACTCATTGCGCTCTCCCGCCTGGCGCTTGGCCAGAACCAGTTGAGCCGCCTGTTCAGCTGCGGACAGGTTCGCCTCAGTGCGCTCCATCTGGCGCGCGGTGGTCCCGTTGACGCGCTGACCGGTCATCCATTGGGTGTGGTAGCTCTCAGCATTCACCAGCAGTTCGTTGAGGCTGTGGCACTTGCGCAGAACCGCCGCGTCGCTGGTTTTCAGGTAGTGGGCGGCGACGTGGTGGGCGACGTCAGCACCGAGGCGGTCTACCAGTTGGCCGAGCTGGCCACCGACCTTGGCGTTCCACACCGGCCAGGTGCTGTAGCGCTTGCGGTAGGCCATGGCGTAGTTCGCCCAGACCTTGAAGGTTTTGCAGGCCTGGTCTTTGGGGCCCGGCATGTCGGCCGGGATCTCAACCCGGGGGGCATCGGCGCGGTCAACAACCAGCACCAAGCCGCGGGACTGGTTCGGCTTGTCCGAGCCGTCCTGCAAGCTGTGACTGGTATCCTGATTGGTAACCTGATTATTGGTATCCTGATTTGTCGGAGATTTTTCCGACCCTGGCTCGGATTTTTTTCCAACCTTGCTCGGAGATTTTTCCGAGGTAGATCGGATTTTTTTCCGACCCTTGGTTTGTGGTGGGGTCGGATATTTTTCCGACCCATCCTGCTTCTTGTTCCACTCAGCTGCCTTGTCGGTCAGGCGGAAAAGGGTGATGTTCGAAGTGCTGGAAAGCTCGATCAAACCGGCTTCTTCCAAGGCCTTCAGCATCCGATAGGCCGTGTCGGGCTTGTCGGTCAGCAAAGGCAACTCTTCCACGATCTTGGCCTTGCTCAGTGCAAAGAAGATCCCGTCATCCGTCTTCAACGCTTTTGCCCAGCTCGGGCAGCCGTAGACGAACGCGAACAGCAGCGCTTGCTGGGAGTTGAGCCCCCATTCGAGCGCCTTTGCCTGGTTGATCGTCACGGTGAACTGCATGTCAGATCCCGCCCAATCGGGACATCGCATACAGCGACAAAGTGCGCGCCACGTTTTCGCGGTTCGCATTTCGTGGCGCGAGATTCTGGGTATTGCTTGAAGCGATCTGGCTCTGCATAATCGGGCCTCTCTAGTTTTGCAAATGAGCCGACCTCGTACGTCGGCTTTTTTGTGCCTGCAAAAAGCCCCAAAGAGGGCCTCCCGCTTCCCACAATCAGCCCACATCGAGGGCCTTTTTGTGTCCCACCAGAGACAGGACTTGCGCTGGCCTTTTCATCCGCTCCATTTGGAGCTGGATTGCCAACGACTGTCCTGCCCGGAGGTATTCCTGTGCGGTGTGTTCGAGGCTCCATCCGAGCTCGGCACTCAACTGCCGGACTTCATCTTTCGCCTCGTCCTCCAACGCATCGAAAATTGATTCGTGCATTGGGCCTCCAAAGGCCCGTTAGGCCGACTTATCCTGTTCACCCAAGCCGTTCATCTCGCGAATGAGTTCAGCTGCGCCCAGGCGGCGAGCCATGAGCGAAAGGTCATGGATGTAGGTAGCCAATTGCATGCCCGCGCGCTTCGCCTCCATGCGCAAATAGCGCAAGTCCTCAGGCTTGTAGCGGAGCTTGCAAACTTCACTGCGCTTGTGGGCGGGGTTGTCGTAGGCCATACAGTTGTTGCTCCTTGCGGTTGAAAGGGTTAAGCGGCGGACTTTCGAGCAGGAATCGGGCGAATTTCGTTCGCCTCGATGTGGCCGTCGTCATAGATCGTTATTCGAATATCCCGCTTTGCGCGGAACATCTGGGATACGGCGCTTTGCTGGATCCCCAGGGCCTTGGCGAGGTCGCTCTGGGTTCCTTGCTCGGCCAGGTAATCCTCAAGGGATACAGTCTTCATCTGGTCTGCCTCATAGGGTTTCATAAGATATTAGCACTGCTGTTTTACAATATTCAAGGACAAAGATTAGCAGTGCTGTTTGCGTAAAAAGCAGCGGTGCTACTAAATCACGCTCATGAAAAAACCGATCAGAACCCCTCTTTCTGCTGAACAGCTGGATGACGCCAGGCGGCTTCACGACATCTACAAGTTGCGCGTGAAGGAATCCCGGGCAGACCCAGAAAAACCGATACTCACGCAGACCGAGGTCGGGGAAAGATGCGAATGGAAGTCGCCGCAAAGCACTGTCAGCCAGTACATGACGGGGAAGGTCGCCTTGAACCTTGAGGCATTGGTCAAGCTGTCTCAGGCCCTAGACTTCGAGCCTTACGAGGTGAGCCCAACGCTTGCCGCCGGCATACGCCGTACTACTGCATCAGTGGATCACACCGTTGAAGCAGCCAATTCCCCGATACCCGTGCAGTCTGATGTCCCTGAGACCGAGGATGATCGTTACGCATTCATCCCCCAGTACGACGCGAAGGCGGCCGCTGGCCTGGGCAGCGAAAACCCGCACGTCGAGATGCGCTCGACGCTTGCGTTCAAGCGCGAATGGCTGAAGGCAAAGGGTGCCAAGGCGGAGCATTTGATCGTCATTTACGCTGAAGGCGAAAGCATGTGGCCGACGATCAATGACCGCGACGTGCTGCTGATTGATCGCTCGAAGGTTGACCCGATGGACCGTCAAGTGTTCGTCCTAGCTGGCGGCGACGGAACGATCGTGAAGCGTCTTGTGCAAGCTCCGCTTGGGCAATGGGTTTTACGCAGCGACAATGAAGACAAGGTCAGCTACCCAGACAGGTACTTCCTACGTAGCAATGGGAACGAGCACAGGATCATCGGAAAAGTGATCTGGCGCGGAGGCGATCTTTAACCATGCCCCTGACTAAGCCCAACCAAGAGCTGCGCCGAGACCTCCAGGGTCTGGGCCTCTAGGATGAAAGGCTGGCACGGACTGATGGGGCTTTGAGGGCGTAAGCGTCGATGGTACACCCTGCAGTCGGATCGAATTAAACTCTTAAAATACTCTCGCGAGAGACCACCATGACTATAAATGAAATCAAAGCAGGCTACGTAATCAAGCACACCAAAGCCATCAACTACATTTCCGAGCAAGTTGACCAAGCAAACATTGGTGTGATGCAGTCGAGCACCGGCGCAACCAAGATAGCGATGATTTTCAGCCGCGATATCATAGAAATCTCACATGAGACGCTGGTCGAAGTGCCAAGCGTACCAGGAGGCTTGCAACCCCAAGTGCAGCACGATGCTCTTTCCACTTCGCGAGTTCAGTACGCTAACCTAACCATGACAATCGAAGCTGCGGAATCTCTAATCCTGGGCCTTCGGCAAACGCTCGACGGATTGAAAGCACAGTCGCCTGAGTCATAATCATGCAAGAGAGGGTAGTCAAGCTAGTCGCGCTGGAGCATAGCGAAACAAACAGAGCCCTTGTCGAGTTCGCGCTAAGCCAAGGTGGCTACACGGTGCCAAGCGCTGGCCGCATCAGCTCTACAGCATCGTTCTCCGCTGCGTCCGCGACTAGCGCACTTGGTAGCGATGAAAATGACAAGGACGAACAGAGCGACCATACTGTGGCCATGAACGAAATGAGCATGGATCAATTGGACCGAAAACTATCCGCCATTGAAGAGCGGATGGATAGACGCATCCAGAAGATGGCGGATGAGCTACAGCGCGAAATGAAATTGCGCGAACGATCAGCGCGCAGAGAGGCCATAGCGCATAATGCGGCCCTGAAAGCACATGTTGAGTCAAATGACAAGGCGGTCTCTGCCACCCTAGCTGCACTCCAGCGAACTGAAAAAGAGTTCGGCACGGTGAAGCAAGCTAACAAAGAGCAGCGTTATTGGATGGCTGGTATTGGCGTGGCGATCGTTCTCGGAATCATGGGCGCGAACGCGACGATCTTTGGGGGAGGCAAGACGTTCTTCGATGGCGGCAAGGACTCCGTTACCAATCAACAGAGGGTCGAGCTGCTCATTCAAGAGGCCAAAACACAATCAGACGCCAATAGCGCCTTGCTGAAACAAATTCAGAATCAGCAAGATTCACCGGCGACACCAGGCCCAGTAAAACCATAGCTTTTGATCGAATGACTAAAGCCCGCCTCGGCGGGCTTTTTCATGCCTTCACGAAATTTTCACCCCTGCACATGCATGGTAAATTCTCATCCGTGAAACACTTAGCCCGCCCTCCCCTGCGGGCTTTTCTTTGCCCGCTTGTGCGAGCTAGATTTAGTCGCCTCGCCTTCGGCGAACATAAGCAATGCTGCGTTGGCCTGACGAACCATCGCAGTCCACTCTGTTGTGCTTACCAAACCAGAATGCTGAAGCCGCTCGGCGACCGCCAGAGCTTGATCATATTCTGGCTCGCGCAAGTAACCCGCCCCAAGGTACTTCGCCGTCCAGTCAAGAATAACCAGGTTCTGATGTTTTCCCTCCATCCCAAAGCCCCCGAGCCCCACAGTGCTAAAGGGCGGCGAGATTACATAATGTCCTCAACGTGAGATATTCGAACACCATACCGTTCATCCGGTTTTCTCGATAGAAAGCACTAACACTAAAGTCTTATTGTAAGAATAAGTTTCCCTTACAAAAAAGCGACATAAACTTATACCAACAACCTTCGCGGGCTTCTTTTTTGCCTGAGCAAAACCTATGTCCCCAGCCCCAAGCCCTCTACTGCAATGGCATAGCGCTCAGCCGCTTCCAGGATCAACGCATCCTTCTCCTCGGCATCGATGAGCCCTTGATGCTGGATCTTGTCCGCCAGGCTCACCAGCTCATCGTACTGCTCAGCTGCATCCATCCGAATCTCTGGCGAGGTGATTAGCTCGCGCCAGGCCGCAAGCGCTTTATCCCTGTCATCCCAGTTCATGACCGTCTCCGGTAGCTGTTTCTCGGTAGAGATAACGATGACCTAGATGGTTCAGTGAACTTGCTGGTTACCTCCGCCTGCCGGGCCAGAAGCGCAATTCAGTGTTGCGATTTAGCGCCAGACAAAATACTGTTTATCCATACAGTAAATGGAGCGCTACGCCATGGCCAAGCAGCAGTCAAAACCGAAAGCCCCTACCCCTCCTACGCCCTACGAAATGATGGGCGCTCGGATTCAGAAGGTCATCAACTCGCCGACAGCGCAGAAAGCCAAGTCGGCGGTGATCTCCAAGGAAGCGCACGAAGCTACTCACGACTGGGTGCGCTTCCTAGATGAGGTTGCCGAGAACGACAACGTGACCCTGGATCACCGAGACGACGGCTCGGTGAGACTGGCTTGGACCGTTCCTGCCGAAGACTGATTTCAGATTCCCTCCTTTGCCCGCCAAGCGCGGGCTTTTTTGTGGGTGCGAGAAAATTATTAGCAGTGCTGTTGACTCGCAAATAACAGCAGTGCTACTTTTAACTCATCGAGGCGCTACACAGCCCCTCGGGAGGCCCTCAAGCCTCACCGCTCTTTAGCGACACACCTTGCCGGATCGACACCGGCTCAGATTCAAAGGCAGCGATGGACAGGCCTCAACAGTCCAGAGGGGTGGCAACTGCCCCGGGCGTGCAGCGTAAAGCGCCAAGAACAGTTATCCGGCGGACCAGGGTCGCGGTCGGAGGAACAACGAGCGATGTAAGTCCAGGCTGCCGCCAGTAGCGAGCCTGGACACTGACCAATCAGTCGCCTCATGCACGAGGTGATGTAAAGCGTCACCAAATAGATTGGAAAGGGACATAAATAGTCTCCTTTCCCGCAAGCATGACGATTTCACTGGCAGCCCTTCTCACGAGGGGCTGACGGGAAATCAACCGCCCTGGAGGGCAAGACGATGAACGCTGAACAGACAGATCGAGTGCAGGAAATTGTTCAGGAGATCGCGACTGACGAAAGCATTAGCTTTGACGAAGCCTTCTCGATCGCGATGAATCACCTTAAATACTGGGCCGATGGAATGCCTAAAGGCAGACCGTTTGCCGGCGGCGGGAAGTCTCAGGTCGTTGGTAACCAAGCAGACCATGTCTCGGACTGAGATACGAAAATCCAAGGCCCGCCGGGTGCAGAGAGCGGATTTGCAAGGTTCCTGATCCTCTCGCGAAGATCGGTGATCTCAAGCTTGCTTGATCCATAGTAAGTGCCGATCGGTAGCTTTCGAATGCTGCCGTCCTCAAAGGTAACCGTCTTGTTCAGGCCTAGGGACTCCATCCCGGCATGAAGATCTTCATAGTCATCCCAGCTCGCTTTGAGCAGCTCAACCCGCACCATGTAATCCGTCATAACGATGTTCCTTATTTCGACTGTGGATCCAAGATCCTAGCCGGTTTCCCTCGACTGTGGAAAGCGAGGAAGCAGGGAGCCTGACCCTGTAAAAACAGGCTGTATTCCCTGACAGCCGGAAAGACGGCCCGATGCCCTGCCCCCCATCGCAGGCTGCATCGGGGTGTAATTTGGCGTTTGCCTCGTTTGGTACAGGGGCGCTCTGCGTGCAGAGTGCGGTCGATAAGGTAGCGCTGCCGAAGTCGACGTAAGCCTTTCGGGTTCGAATCCCGGCCAGATCACACCCCGATGCAGATCGCATCACCGCAGGCGAATCCGGGGCCTTCCCGGCCAGACCAGATGCTTCCCGGGCAGCGCCGGGCGCCTGCATCCCCTTCCCTTCATATCGATCGCATTGGCAGGTGCCAGGCCAGTCTTATGGCTGGGTTTGGTCACCCGCGCCTGGCTCCTGACCAATGCGGTCCAGAGGATCAGTACATGCATGACTGCACCGATACCCAGGCCGTGTGCCGGGGCTGCGGCCTCAAGTTGCGCGGGTCGCCTTCTTGGAAGGGCGGCCTGGCCTACCACCCTGAGCCAGACGGCGAAGTGCACCGCTGCCACTACGGCGGCTGGGTCTGCTCCCGGCGCTGCGACATCAAGGCCTGCGTTGAACTGGAGGGGACCATGCCCGGATGCGGCACGGTGAAAAGCTTCCAGCGACTTTCCCCTTACGCGAAAGAGAGCATCAATCGCCATTGGCCGGAGGTGGCATGAGCGGCTGGCAAACGATCGACTCGGCGCCGCGTGACGGCACCGAAATCATCCTGCGAAAAGGGGACCGAGTCACGGCGGGCGCCTGGATCGAGTGGAGCAAGTCCGAAGCCGAGTTTCACGGCTCCACGGGCGCCTACCTTGGGCAGGTTGAGTATGACTCTGGCGCTTCCTGGCTTTCTTGGGATGGTGGCTTCCGCGATGACGACGAGCCAACCCACTGGCAGCCCCTCCCATCCCCACCCACCGAGTAACCCACCACCTGGAGGCGACCATGTCAGCACTACGCAAAGCCCAATGGCTCTACGACAACGCCGAGCCTGAAGACGATTCAGCTCATCAAGAAGCGATCCAGGCATGGATTGAAGACAAGGCAGAGCAATTGATTGGCGGTGCTGACGTTCTGGTCCGCCAACGCTTTGGCCCACCGGTGGGCATCCGCCAAGACCAGTTCGTTGCCAAGGTCGCCGAGCACCTCAAGGCACTGCAGGAGGCCGAGCAAGACGACCTCAACGCCTTGGCCCTGCTCCTGCTTCAAGCGGAAACAGGCGGCACCGTGAAGAACATGGTCGGGGAAATCGTCGGCCAGAGCGACCACAGCCGCGGCAAGCTCTACGAAATCGCCGAGTCGATCCTTGAGCAGTATGCGCAGGCCGGGGTCGAGGCGGATGCAGAGGATGCCGAGCTATGAGCCCCCACGTTCTCATCGGTGAAGCAATTGCGCAGCTGGAGCAACGCTACACGCTCCGCGCAGATAAGCGGCTCGAGGCGCTGATCGTGAATCACTTCACCGCCGGCGCTCTCGATTCCGACGAATTCAAACACTACTGCGAGCGCGTTCGCCGGGTTGCCGAGCGGCGCAAGGAGGTTGCATGAGCACTGCACCGGTTAAATCGCTCATCGATGAGCAGATCGAAGAACTGCCGAGTGACCGCATGATCCTGGCGTTTACCCACCCGAAATGGCTGGGCGCTCTCTCCCTAGCCCACGACGCTGGCATCCCGAACGTGCACGCCTGGAGCGGCCGCGCTTGCCTGTGCGGTGAGTGGACGGTCGCCTATGAGGTGAAGGCGTGACCTGCTACCAGCGCGCCAAGCGCGTCGCCTTCTGGCGCGGCTCTGCCATCACCCTTCTCGCCTGCACCGCCTTCATGCTCGCCAGCTCGCTGGCCGGCGCCATCACTCAGTAACCCTTTCATCAGCGCCCACCGCAGGGATGGCGCGGGAGATTCGCATGTCCGCACAAACCGAACTGGCCGTCGTGCCACCGAAAGAAACTGCGCTTCAGGTGTACCAGGTCACCAACGGCCTGGACCCGTACCTCAAGAAGATCCGCGACGAGATCGACGCCTTTGTGCCGGACGTCGCAACCCGCAAAGGCCGCGAAGCCATTGCCTCTATCGCCTACAAGGTAGCCCGATCCAAGACCGCACTGGACAACGTGGGCAAGGACCTGGTCGCCGACCTGAAGGAGATCCCGAAGAAGATCGACGCCGAACGCAAGCGGATGCGTGACACGCTGGATATATGGCAGGAAGAGGTGCGCCGCCCACTGAACGAGTGGCAGGCCGCCGAGGATGCTCGGGTAGACGAGCACAACAACGCCATCGCCCACCTGAAGCTCCACGCCGAAGCGCTGGAAGGAATCACTGCCGAAGACCTGGCCGATCGCATCGCCAAGGTTGAGGCCGTCGCCCTGGGCGAACAGTGGGAAGAGTTCGAAGCCGAAGCTGCCCGGGCCAAGGATGATTCGCTGAAGGTGCTACGCGCCACCCTCGCCGCCCGCCAGCAGTACGAAGCCGAGCAGGCCGAACTGGCCCGCCTGCGTGCCGAAGCTGAAGCCCGCGAGCAGAAAGAGCGCGAAGAGCGAATCGCACGGGAAGCCGCCGAGCGCGCCCGCGTAGAAGCCGAGCAGAAGGCCCAGGCCGAGCGCGAAGCCACCCAGCGCCGCGAACTTGAAGCCAAGGCCGCCGCCGACCGCCGCGAGCTGGAGCTGAAGCTGCAGGCCGAACAAGCCGAGCGCGCCAGGGCCCAGGCCGAAGCCGATCGGATCGCGGTTGAGCAGCGCGCCGAGCAAGAACGCCAGGCCGCAGCCCGCCGCGCTGAAGCGGCTGCCGAGCACGCCCGCCTGGACGAGCGCCGCCGCGCCGATGCTGCAGCAGCCGAAATTCTCCGCCTGCAGGAAGCCCGCGAGGCTGACAAGGCGCACAAGACCAAGATCAACCGCGCCGCCCTGGAGGCTTTCGTCGCCGGCGGCATGACGCAGGAATGCGCCAAACAGGCGATCACCCTGATTGCCCTGCGCAAGATCCCCAACATCACCATCGCATACTGAGGTCACCATGAGCCAAGTAGCCAGGGTTGAAACCCAATCCCAGCCGCCGGCCGTTGCCGCCGAGTCGGTCACCGTTCTGCAGATCATCCAGCAAGTTGCCATGACCCCGAACGCTGACATCGACAAGATGGAGCGCTTGATGGCAATGCACCGGAACATCCAGGCCCTGCAGGCTAAGCAGCAGTTCGACGAGGCCATGGCCGCTATGCAGGAAGAACTCCCCGTCATCGGCGAGCGCGGTGGCATCAAGGACAAGAACGGCCGAATCCAGAGCACCTATGCACTCTGGGAGGACATCAACGAGATGATCAAGCCGGTTCTTGCGCGGCACGGGTTCGCCCTGTCCTTCCGCACGCCGCGCAACGAGCGCGGGATCGAGGTCGAGGGTGTGCTGAGTCACCGCGCCGGGCACCGGGAAACCACCTCCCTGGTCCTGCCGGCCGATACCACAGGCAGCAAGAACGGCGTCCAGGCCGTAGCCTCCAGCGTGAGCTACGGCAAACGGTACACCGCCGGCGCCCTGCTCAACTTCACCACCACCGGTGAGGACGACGACGGCAACGGTGCAGTCGTGACGCCGCGGGTAACGTCGGTGCAGGCCACCCAGCTGGCCGCGCTGCTGGAGCGCTGCAGCGATAAAGCCAAGGCCGCATTCGCCAGCATCCATGGCACTCCATCTGCAGTTGAGAAAGCCGCGTTCGACCAAGTGCTGGGCATGCTAACCAAGTCCGCCAGCCAGAATGCAGCCGCAGACCAGGAGACCTCCAATGCAGATCATCACTGACATCGAGCAAGGCACGCCGGAGTGGCTGGCCCTGCGCCTGGGCATCATCACCTGCTCGGAGCTGGATTGCCTGCTGGTCAGCGGCAAAGGCGAAGCAGGCTTTGGTGTGGCCGCCTTCACCTACATGGACCAGCTGATCGGCGAGCGAATTACCGAAGAGGCCGCCGAAATCCCCTTCCAGACCAAGGCAACCATCCGTGGCCATGAGCTTGAGGGTGTCGCACGCGGGCTCTATGAGGACCGTGAAAGCCTCAAGACTCGTTCAGTCGGGATCATCCTGAACCACGGCATCGGCTACTCGCCTGACGCCCTGGTCGGCGACGACGGCCTCACCGAGATCAAGACCAAGCTGCCCAAGTTTCAGGTGGGCGTGATCTTGGCCGGCGATGTTCCAAAAGAGCACGTAGCCCAGTGCCAGGGCGGCCTATGGGTGTCGGAGCGCGAGTGGATCGACTTTATCAGCTACTGGCCCGGCATGCCGCTCTTCGTCAAGCGCGTGTACCGCGACGAAGCCATGATCCGCAAGCTCACCGAACGGGTGAAGACCTTCTACGAAATCCTCGACGAGCGCATGAACAAGGTGCTCGGCCTGGCCGCATAACCAAGGAATCACGATGCCTACTCTTACCGATATCGGCCGCCTGGGCCGCGACGCTGAACTGCGCTACACACCTGACGGGAATGCCGTCTGCAACCTGGCCCTGGCCTGCGAATATGGCCGTAAAGGCCAAGGTGGTAATCGCCCCACTCAGTGGGTCGACGCCACGCTCTGGGGCAAGCAGGCCGAAGCCCTGGCGCCCTACTTGCTCAAGGGCCAGCAGCTGCACTTCACCATCGACGACGCCCACGTCGAGACCTACACCAAGGCCGACCACTCCCAGGGTGTGAAGCTCACCGGCCGCGTGATCATCATCAAGTTCGCCGGCAGCCCGCCGCAGCAGGTGCAGCAGGTGCAGCAGGTGCAGCAAGGAAGCCAGCAGCAACAGCCTCGGCCTCAGCAGCAGCGCCAGCAGAGCCGCCCGCAGGCCCAGCCGCAGAACCAGCAAGGCGCCCCGGGCCCCGACTACGACAGCTTCGACGACGACATCCCCTTCGCCCCGCTGCATCACCTGGCAGGGGCGTAGCCATGATCGCCACAATCGCCCAGCCCATCCCCGCCGTGAAGTACGCGGCAGCCATGGCCACGTCCACTGGTCGGCCCTGGGGCGTGTATCGCGGAAACAAGCGTCTACTAGTGGTCATGCCCTCTGGCTCTACGAACAAGAAGCCAATTGAGGTGTGCCACCCATGAGACGCATCCAGAAGATCACCCAGCAGCGCCGCCGGCAGCTGCATGTTCACTTGCCGCCCAGCGGATTAAAGGAGGCGTCATATGGCGATGGACCAGGCCGCGCGCGACCGGCGCAGGCGCGAGAAGTCCGCGAAGGTGCAGGAAGAAGACCTGCGCTTGAAGGTTCGACCAGGGACTAAGCAGGCTCTGCTGGAGTTGATGGCCTGGGCCGGGATCGAGGAACAGGGCGAGGCGATGACGCTGATGATTCATCACCTGCACGGACTGGGCCCGGGCGGCGCACTGCCGCTACTGGAACCTCCGCGCCACAAATACGAGGTCTCGCAATCTGTGGCGCTGGAGTTCAGTCGCAAGAGCATACTGATGATTCAGCAAGATCCTGGGGATGAATTAGTTACACCAGGCTTCAGTCGAACTTGAGCTTTCCAACAACCCTTGCCGACACATGGACCGTATCGCCTTCCACGCTGTAGTCCCCTTCTTGAAGAAATGTCAGAGACTTGTAATACGGATCAAACTGGTGGACGACTAAAACACCATCGGTTTCTTCGGCAAGACGAGCATACTTGTTTGACTGCTGCTCCTCCCAAGACCATACATGGACATGCCAACCATGTTTAAGCGCCCGCTTAACCTGCTGCAAGAAGCTCGTGCCAAAATCTGCCTCGTTGCCATCTCCAGTGACCAGGACCAATGCTTGGGGCGCGTCATAATCTAAGATGACGTTGGCGATTTTCAGGTGGACGATTTCATCAACCCCCTGCTCTACCAGGCGGCCGTCATCCTTTGCCACGCGTTTAAGTAAGTCAGGATCATAGCCAAGGCCTCTGGCATGCTCCCAAAGGGATTCGTTGCCTGGCGGAAGTGATCCCGCAAGAACCCGGGTGACAGGATTGAATCCATTTTCGATGAGTTTGAAGAGATTCTTGTAGTAGATGCGCACTGATTTGCGCACCGATCCCGGCTCAAGCTTCTCCGACGCTAGCTGCGCCCCACCAAAGACATTCGAATTATCAATAAAAAAATGGGCGTCCAATGTCATCTCCCTCGACCCGGCCCCATGCCGGTCACCCGTAATACCCCATCTCAAACCAAATTGCCACCATGCCGCATCCTGCCACGGAGGGCGGCGCATGCATGGAGAAACACTTAGCTCAAGCGCACTGCGATATAGCCACGTGGGGCTACCCGTCAGCCCTCTCTACGTCTACTCCAGGCATCAGTACAGGCGACGCGCAGGCGGTCCTGCATATCAGGGTCGTCCGGATTCTCCACTTCCACCAGCAGAACTCGCTGGATGGTGGCTTCGGCCGGAGTGTGCGGGTGATAGAGGTTGGGCAGCTTCCTCGCATGCCAAACCTCCACTCCTGATCCGCGCTCTCCGGGCCTTACAGCCAGAACATCATCGTAGAGCCTGATATCGGTATCAGCTATCTGATCCTCTCTTATTACAGTCAGCATCTCTATCTCCTTTCCGGATCCATGCCGGTCAGAAACGAATAGTCCATTTCAACGAATCACGCCACCGAGGCCGGCCAGGCCATGGAGGATTCCCCATGCAAGCAGTTATCTACGCCGGTCTTCGCAACGGCGCCCGCGACCAAGCCATCCACGACGCACTGATCTATAAGCACGTTGCCGACGTAGCCAGCGAATTCAAGCTCTCCCCTAACACCGTCAGGGCGGCTGCAAAAAGAATCGCCAACGTCAGTGCATACGACTTGGTGCTTCTGGGGGGGGGTAGCCCTCTTCGCATCGGCCAGGTCGTCGCCGACTCATTCCGCAAGGCTGCGCTCGGCGCATACCGAAACTACCGGGGAACCTTCCAGAATCTGGAGCTGCCCTGCTGGGTGATCACCGATGGCACTCAGAAAATCGAGGTGACCGAGCTTCGCAGTATCGATACCGGCGAAGCCCAGCTGTAACCCCTTCTCCTAAATTTCCAATCGACTCACGCCACCCCGGCGAGGAACGCCCATGCCTGCACTTCAAAAAATCATACCTTCGACGTCAAAACCCGGTGTGGCCGAGTGATCCGCAAGGCTCCAAATTTACAGTTCAACTCATTTACGGATTTTTCCAACTAGTTCGGCTAGCTTGTCCAACCCATCAAAAGTGGAAGGAATTGCGCCCTCATCGTTGACTATTCCGCTAAACACCACCTGTTCGAAACGCTCGAGCAGCCCTGGGCTGCCAGTTCGTGCTTCCTTCGAGTATTCAGCATAACTCTGTACAAACTGACATAGCGTCATTCGCAGGTCAATTTGAAGAAGCTGCGCCTTGACAGATTTAAAATTCTGAAGCGCAACTCTAAAGAAGTACAAAAGCAATAGCTCAAGCCCAGCTAATGTTGCAAGCCCAACATAGTCGAGTTTGATCTCTGGCGACCCCTTCAGAATAAAAACAATCTTCGCAATAAAGGGCAACAAAAGAAGAAGCCCTATAAGTAAAAGATAGAAAAAATTCCATCTCCTTTCTGACACTTTAGCAGCTTTCATGCTTTTAAAGCCTGCATACAACCCGACGAAATTAAATGCTGTCTCATAACTTGTCAGCTTTTCAGCTAAAGCCTGAACTCTGCCTTCCCTAGCATCTAGAGTCTTTTCAATTGACTCTCGCTCTTTTTCCGAGCGCTCGATAGCGTCTGGCAGGCTTTTCAAGCCTATCAAGCTAGGGTGATAAAGATAATGTTGTACAATATTGATAAGCATTTGATGCCCAGCATATCTAATCTGCGAAGCAATCGTGCCTTCAAACTCAAAGTCTGATACATGAGCCAGAACTTCTAAAAGGTCTGAAGATATCTCCCCAGGACTACTAAGCTGGTACTCGACAACAAACCTGTAACAGTAAACAAACAGATGCTCGGCATCCCCTTTATTTAGTGAAAACCCTTCAATCTCCTCTATAAATCTATCCCCTAAAACGGAAATATTCATTATGCATCTTTCATCGAAAGATCGAGGGCTACCCTGAATGTGAAATAAAGTCTGACCGATAAACTCAAGAAGGAATTTATGTTTTTCGTCATGGCCATCTCTTAGCGAATCAAGCCCGCCACGGACCTTTGACATTGTGTTAGCAACAATTCTTGTACGCTTCTCATCCGCAAAAAAAATGGCGCTTGTACTACTCATAATCCCTCCCTTAAACGAGAGGCAAATATACCTAAGAGGTATCCCCATGCCCACAGAAAACCTATCCAGCAACACCGAACAGATGGTCAGCGTGCCCGAGGGCTACATGCTGGTTGAGCGCAGTATCTGGACCGAGCAGCAGGTTGAAGCTGCCACTGCCTGCATCACCCGGCTGAAGGTCGTCCCCGGTATGCGTGACCGCGACCTGGCAATGGCCGCAATTGACGCCGCTCAGTGCAAAGCACCTGATGTAACTCTCGCTGACCTCCAGGCAGCCGCCAGGCTTGACGAACTCGACTGCAAGGAGTGCGAAGGGGCACAGCGCCTGTGCTGGTCCTGTAATGCAGCCGCCCAGCACCAGGGCGAGCCGGTGGCGTGGCGTTACCGAGAGCATGGGAGTGGCAAGTGGTCAGTAACCCAAGAGTCGCCAGGTAGCTGGTACATGGGCGCCGCTGGTTATGAAATCGAACCTCTGCACACCCACGCCGATAGCGGCGAGGTTGAGCGGCTGCGCGCCCAGCTGGCCAGGCTTCGGTCTTCAGTGCATGAGTTCGTGCGGGTTCTTGGACTGTCGGTTGACGGCTCGGCAGCACGAAACAAAGCTCTCATTGAACTACGGGGCGCTGTCGAAGGCTGAAGAGACCAAGGAGTACATTTGTACTCCAGGCCGCCTCATAGCCGCCTGAGCATTCGGACTGCGCTCTCGATCTCATCGATAGCACCGGGCACGCACTCAGCTGTTACCCAGCGCCAGGAGATGTTGCCGATCAGGCCGCCAGTGGCTTGCCTTCGAAGCTCATCAGCATCGAGCCCCTTCTGCTCAGCTGCAGCCAGGATGGCCACAAGCGCCTGCTCTAAATGCACAACCCGTTCTGCGGACATGGCTGCTCTCCGGTTGAGAGATTCAGCCTAGTTCCTCTCCCCTCTATTGAACAGCCGCGATATGGCGGCCAAGGACGAAGTCATGCCTCAACAAAAGCAACAGGCCGCACCGAAGGCATGCACCTTCCAGCGCGGCACCTGGGAGTGTCGCGGTGACGGCTATCTGTGGGATGCGGATAGCGATGGCTGGGACCCCAGCGAAGCAGACAATCCCTGCCCATGCTGCAACACGCTCGAATACCTGGAGCGTGCAAAAGAAGAGGCTGAGAGCTGTAGCGCTTGGTCGAATGGGTATTCCTCAGGCACGGGCGAAGACATCTGGCTCAATTGCTTGAGCTGGGCGGAGGCGGCAAACCCTGAAGGGCTTCCGGCGATCCTCCAGCAGATCGGCCCGGTAGAAGCCCTGGTCAGTGATCCAGGGTCGCCCGACGGCTACTTTGTCCGCACCAACAACGCTGAGGTGCGCCCATGACCCGCCTCGCCCTCTGCCTCCTGCTGCTGGCCACCCTGGCCGGCTGCCGGGAGCCTGACAAGCCCGCCGCCACCGTCGTCGCCGGTACATACAAGGTCGACAAGCTTTTCACCGTCGACGGCTGCACCGTCTACCGCTTCCTCGATGGCGGCGGCAACAAGTACTTCACGAACTGCTCGGGCACTACGGCCTGGAGCGAAGACTGCGGCAAGGGCTGCGATCCTCAAAAAGGGATACCTGGTGGCGATCATCACACTGAGCGCCAGCTCTCCCCGCACGAACAAGACACCCCTACCCCTGCAACGGGAAAATAACTATGGCTTTTCTATGCCGCCCTTCTTTTCGCGTTCCTTTTTATCGTGATTGAGCTTGACAGTTGCCAGCACACCAAGGGCTGCAAGGTAGGTGGCTAAAAATATCAAAAACCACCACCAAGACTGAGGCACAAGCAAAGCTCTAGATGCCTCAAATAGTTCTAACGACTTCTCGGGTACAAGACGACTTAGGCTAGCGCTATCAGCCCTCACTGCCGTGTCCCAAACATTGAAGCCTCCGAGGATCGCAAAATAAACAGCAACCAAATACCGATTGGGGAGTTTTAAATATAGCTCTGGCGTAGACCAGGCGATCTTTGCGACGCCGAGAAATGCCGCCAACAAAATCCCACCATAGAAAGTTTCCATTTTTCATAGTCCTTAATAATCCTCGATCAATTCTAAACATTCCCATATTGCTTATAAAGCCTGCCTGGCGCGGGCAGGGAGAGTCTCATGAGCTGATCATCAAGCACCGAACTTAACCCCTCCCACCTCTGCCGCCATGCGCGGCGTGGAGAAAATCATGAAAAGAGAACTGATCAAGATCAGTGAATTCCAGCGCCGAAAATGGGGCGAGAACGGCACTCCGCTCTGCTCCCAAGCCATTCGCAATTACCTGCGCAACCGCAAGCTGCCCGGCGAGCGCATTGGGAAAATCTGGTACGTTGACTGGTCTGCCTACCAACGGACCACCGGCAATGCGCTGGTCGACATGGTGCTGAAAGGAGCTGCGTGATGGTTCCTCGACCAAGGAACAAGGCCAACAAGGGCCTGCCTCAGAACCTCTACTTCGACGCGCGCCGGGGCACATACCGCTACCGGCGCCCCACAGACGGGAAGTGGTTCCAGTTCGGCGCCGACCGCGGCAACGCTATCGACGCGGCCTCACAACTGAACACCACTTTCCTGCGCGGTGGCGACCTGGTGGCCGCTGTCCTGGGAGAAACCACGATCACCATCGCCGAGTTCCTGGACACCTACGAGCGGGACGTACTGCCGCCCCGGGAGCTGGCAAAGGCAACGCTCGACCTGTACGCAGTCAGGTTCAAGCAAGTCAGGGCTGCCCTCGGCGAGCGGCCGGTGGACCAAATCACCATCCGCATGGTCGCTGAGTTCCTGGAGCCACTGACGGCCCGCGCCAGCAACCAGGCCCGGGCAATCCTCATCGATGTGTTCAATCACGCTGCGGCGAAGGGGCTGTGCCCGGACAACCCGGCGGCCAGCACCATCCCCAAGATCGAGAAGAAGCAGCGCAAGCGCCACACCGTCGAAGGCCTCAAGGCCATCCGCGAGAAGTCCCCGCGCTGGCTGCAGAACGCGATCGACCTGGCATTGATCACCGCACAGCGCCGCGGCGACATCCTCAACATGAAGTTCGAAGATGCGCGAGACGGGTTCCTGTACGTGGTCCAGAGCAAGACCGAGAAAGCATCTGACGCAGGTTGGCTGAAAATCAAGATCACCGACCAGTTGGGCGAAGTGCTGACCAGGTGCCGGGATGACATCCTGTCGCCGTATCTGGTGCACCGCCGGCCGGAAAGAAAGAAGAAACGCGAAGGAAAAGATCACTGGACGAAGGTGGACGAGAGGTTTCTCACCCGGGCCTTCAAGGATGCGAGGGATGCCGCCGGCTGCTACAGCGACCTCAAAGAGGAAGAGATGCCGGGGTTTCATGAAGTGCGCGCCCTATCCCTTCACCTGTACAAACGAGCAGGCAAAGACGGGCAGAAGATCGCCGGACATGCTACCGAAGGCATGACCAGGAACTACCAGAAAGGGCACGAAGATGTGGTGTGGTCCGAGGTCGAAGCTGACCTGGATATCGGCGATTTCGCCGGGTAG